TCAGCGCCCGACACCACTTATCAGGCGTTGGATTGCCGTTTGCTCTTTGCTTATTCGCTCAAGCTCTGACTCCACCACCTTTAACACGCCGCTACCGTCGCCACCGTGCTTAATATGACTGCGCAGCAGCTCCCCCAATCCGTCGGCCCTGCTCATAGAACTGGCGGCCAGAGTGTGCAGTTGCTCCTGTGCATCGCCAGCGCTAACTACTGCGCTGGTAATGATCTCGGTAATTGCTAAATCCATAAATGAAAAACTCCTATGTGTTTGTCTGTTTGCCTGCCACGCTTACGCTATGTGGCATGGCGCGCCAATATACAGGAGCGATCTGGCGTTAGAAACCCCGGCAATCTCTTACTCTTGTGCGATATCTCGCACAAAGGAGTCCAGCCCCTACCCCACAAAAAACCATCGGCCAATATCAAAAATCCGGCCGAGAACAATTGGAATATTGCAGCGACGGCTAGGGCCGGCGACTTGATAGGTACAGTGATGGAATAATTCTCTATTTTTTATCAACAGAACTGCACTTTTTTTAAACACCGATACTGTTTATGCCAAAAAATAATGAAAATAACTGCCATTATCACATTTTTTTACGCTTGACCGACTGCGCCGCGTAGGCACTCCAGCCCTTTAAACATCAGCTATGTAGAGAAATTGCATGGTGACCAACACCATAATTTTATGCGTTTTTGGCCTATAGTTTTTTCATTTCCCTCTGTCAGCCAGCAATTTAGCGACTATATTTAGGATAGGAAGCAAGCAGGAATAGAAATAGTCAATTCGGTTATATCAAGGTATGGCCGAGAGGTTTTTTATCTTGGTTTTGTTTCCGCCATAAAAAAGCCCGCAAGAGTCTACCAAACCAGAGCGGGCCCCTTATGGAACGTCAATCCCCATATATAGGAGACTACACATGAAATGTAGACCCCCACCAAAGAATACGCAAGTTGCCGCGTATACCTTTACTTCAGTTCTTGTTTTGATTATGCAATATGGTCCCGACTGGATTGAACAGCTGAGACTGCTGATTTAGACCCCGCGCGGCACACCGTTGTCAAACATCCCGTGAACCGCGACCCTGGGTGCCTAACAGGGCACCCAAACCTAAGTGGCAATTTTCACCCACTGGCCAGACTCAAAATCAAGCCGCGACCAGTTGGAGTAAGGCAGATCCGCCCACGGCATCACCTCGGGATAACGATTGTCCAGCACATAATCACCGCGATCCGTCACCACCACCAGGACCGCATGCCTGCCACCAGCTGTGTCACAAACAGCTGGAAGCAGGCTATCCACCGGCCAGCCATCCGCAATCAACTCCGCTCGCTTGGTCAGCATGTAGTCGTCACAATCGCCCTTGTCGCCCACCACAGCCCAGCGCTCAGGCTGGCCGAACTGCTCCAGGTCCGGCGTATAATCTATCTGGCCATTAATATCCCATTGAACATCGCACAGCTCGCGCCACCTGGCGGGCGTTAATTTGACTGGCATCCCTTGTCCTCCAGTTGCTCGCTGCAGTAGATAATCCAGCCACCAGGAGCCGCGACAGGTGCCCCTGTAGACATTGGGGTAGACTCGGGTATTGAGCCGGCGCAGCCAGGCAGAGAGGTCAGTAGGGGAAGCCACAAGGCCACCCCCGCCAAGATTGAAAGCGAAAAGGTCCTAGCTGGCATTGGCCCGCACCTCCACCAGATCGATAACTGCCTGACTGGCGCCGCCGATCACCGCCTGAGCCTGGGCCCGCTCGGCATCGTCATGGACAATAGCCGGGTTAGGCACTGCAGTAACAACGCCCTGCTCGTCCACAGATTCGACTGTCGCCTGCAGTGGCTCGATTGGCTCGACCCATTGAACCGACACCAGGTCGGCAGGCAATTCAGTTACCGCAATGTCACCAGTCAGCGACACCTCGGCAACCTCGCCCACGTCGGCCTCCTGGTACAGGCGGGCTACCTCGCCAATATCGCCACCAGACATCCGCACAAAGGCGCCCACGACCACCTCGCCCCCGGTATCACTCCAGCCGCCAGATAGGCCGTCAGCCAGCCGGTAGCGAGCCAGGCGTCGCTGTGCTTGCTCATAGGCCAGTACGTCCACCAGTAGCGTATTGTCAGCCGCTGCTTGCACACCAGCCGCCTGTGCGGCCAGGGTGGTGGCTTGAAAGGCCGCCACTTGCGCCTCCTCTTCCGATGACAGGGTATAGGCACCCTGCGCTACACCCTGTAATTTGCGGCTTAGGATCAACTCCTCCGCCACGCTAAACTGGCTGCGCACCATCGCCTCGGCGCGCTTGGCGATCTGGCGCGGCTCCCAGGCTTTGGTCTCGTTTTGCAAATCAATCATTCGCCTTCGTCCTCTTCGATGGATTTTTGGCAGTGGTATTTATCCAGCCTGCCCAGCACCCAGCACAGCGGGCCGCACAGGTAACACTTACCGGCGCGCACCCGCTTGCCGCAGCGGCTGGATATGGTCTCATCCGGGTCACCGGCCAACAGCGTGTTGGCCAGTTGATCCACTGCGATTAACAGATTCCAAAAATACTGCTTCACGCGGCCACCGCCTCTACGTCAATTTCCGCATTGAGTGCTGGCGCCACGGCAAACGATACGCTGTAGACAAAGCCGTCGTATTTAACGGTGTAATCCTCGGCGCTGCCTTCGCGTTTTTTGCTGCCGTCGATATAGGCCCGCTTGGGCTTCCAGCCTTTGGGCAACGCAAAATCCGTCTCCGTACCATCGCCGGTAAACTCAAAGTCCTCACGCTGCCCTTTCGGATCGTTCAACGCCTGCGCCAACCGCTCGCGGATATTGACCGCTGGCAGATCGGCATCAAGGCCGTTAGCGCCGGTGAGGAGCAGTGCACCGTTGGTGGCATCGATGGATTGGAAGGGGGCTGCGCGTGATACGGCCTTTACTGACACATTGTCAACGTCACCAACAAAATCTGCAGACGCCTGAATCAGCACTTTCTCCCCTGCCCCACTTGCGTGCAGAACAGCGGTAAAGGTTCCGTTACCGGAGAACGCGGAAGACCATTCGCCCAGGTTTGCCTTGGTCGTCCCGACTGTACTGTTGGAGACAGTCCAGGTCACCAAATAAACGGCGTCTGCCGGCACGGCGGTCGCCCCGTCGTTTTTAAGGTTTGAAACGGCGGTTTGCGTACCATCGGAGCTGGCCAGACCGCCCGAAATTGTCCAGCCGGTGCCCTTAGTCCAGTCGCTATCAGCGTCGAATGTGCCATTGAGCGCAAGCTCCGCCGCCCCATCCAGCGAACTCGCCACCCTCTCTAATCCTTGGAATGTGGAGACCACACCCTCAGAGGCCACGCGCAACAGGTCTCGCTCTTGATCGTAAGCCAATGCTTTGACATCGGAATCGTCGCCGTCGAGGACTGCGCCTCCTTTGAGCATGCGCGACTCGTCGCGGTATATCTTTTTGATTTGGTCGGCGCTTGGAAGAGTGTTGCCAATTTTCACCAAAGCAATGCCGTTTGGTGCGTTACCGGCAGAAATGTTTCCATATGCCAGCTCATCAGGCTGCACCCAAGCGCCAGCTGTTGCCTCCCCTTCCTTGACGCCGTTAACCCAAAGCTCCTTTTTATTGGTTGACGAATTGTAAAGGCAAACAACGTGCACATAGGTGTCTTCGCTGGTCCCTGTGTCAACTTCCACGTTACTAGTTAGGGTGTTGGTCCACCCGATAAACCTAACGTTTTTTCCGTTGGCGCCACCGCTCTCAATATTAAAGTCGTTGCCGCCGTTGGTGGGATTGAGGTCTGGATGGTCAGTGATCACACCACAGTAAGGCGCAAAGTTAACCCAACCCATAAAACACCAGTCGCTAACACCATCAGGAATCAGCGGCATGGGTACGCGTAAGTGGTCATTTAGAGCATATGGGCTACTTACACCAGACCGGGTAAAGCCCTCAATAGCTGCGATCTCTCCACTGCCTATCGCGCTAAGGCTTAAGGTGCCGTGGGTGGGAACATGATTGTCATTGCCAGACAGGTCAGCGTCAGCATCCATCAAAACCACGTTATCAATGGACCCGTTAAAACTGCTATTTGCCACGATGGCAATGGTTGTTGCATCTTCTACAGCAGTAAGTGCAAAAGACTTCTTGCCCGTAGTGGAAATGTCATCATTAAAAACAACGCCACCCACATCAACATAGTTGATTGCGCCAGCGTTTACGGCTGTCACTTCAAAAGTCAGTACGTAGTTATTTCCAGAAACCAACGTTGCGTTTTCTTGCAGCGAGGAGTTGCCTGCTTGTGTGCCGTCACACGTTGCCACGCCACCTGAAATGGACCAACCATCGCCCTTCGTCCAAGTGGTGTCTGTATCAAAACCGCCATTAACGGAATGGTCAACGCCAACCAGGGAGCCAAAAGCAGTCTTGCAGGCAAAAGCCAATTGCGTATCGCCCACCATCCAGCCGGTGTTATATTTGTCGGTGATATGGGCAGACATGCCCTTTGTGGGGTCGGCGGGATTTTCGTGGAGCAATGTCAAACCGTTGCTACTACCGCGCGCCCCAGGCACGAGAGACGAAGCAGTGCCACCTGCCAACATTGCAGGTGTGGTGTCCGTCTTGTATTGAGTATCGTGGTTAAAACCGTTAGCCAACGAAGCGACATCACGCACAATTCGGGTATCACCATTACCGGCATCAGCTGCGAACCACATTTCGGAACCGTTAAAGCCGCCGCGATGGAAAGCGATGGTCGCACCGCTATTAACAACTGTATCGTCGTTTTGAATGACGGACACACCACCATCGGTTAAGACCTCAACAGTCGGAATTTTCAAGCCGGTTGCAGGGTCCACCGGGGCGTTGTCGAGGGTGGTGGTGGCTATGGCGTTAATGGAGTAGCCCACCAACTCATGTGGCCTGAGAGTGGCCGTCCCCAAATTGAGAAGACCGGTCGTTGAGTCAAATGCAAATGTACCGGGGGAAAAGCTACCATAATTCTTAGTTGACGCCTTTAGTTCCCCCCTGGCAAAGTTAAACTGAAACAACCCATTGCCACTCCAAGCGGCATTATCAGGCTTGTTACCAATGCTGAGCACACCCTCACCAGCGGCCACCGAAGATAGCTTGGTGTCCCAAAAATGAACACCACTACGCAATACCAGCCACATGGTCAGCTCAGACCCGCTCGCATCGAAGATAATCACGCGGTCAGATTCAGCGGCAATCACCACCTGAGAAGGGAAATTCTTAGAACCTGCGCGGTAAATAGTAATTTCAGCACCAGCCCCGCTGGTTATCTCTTTGAAAAAGCCGTTCCCGGTGTTGTAGTACCAATCCCCCACTTGGGCGCTGCCATTATTAATGGCGTCAAGCCCTCCAACAAACTGCCCGACATAACGCCCACTCGGCACCGCCTCCTGGCCATACGACAAGAACTCGGTGCGGTGAATCCAGGCGCCGCCGTCGCTGTCGTTGGAAGTGTCGTAGAAGCACACCGCTTTCACATCGAGGCCAGGGTAGAGGGCGCTCAGTTGCGGAATGGTGTAGGTCAGCCAGTCATCGTCTAACTTGCCCGTGGCATAGGCTACCGGGTGCGCCCCATCTGCCGGGGTGGTAGAGCCGCCGCTGTTGTAAACGATAGCCGTGGCGTTGGCTTCGGCGGTTTGGGCGGCATCCCGCGCAGCTTCGGCACCGGTGCGAGCGGTTTGTGCTGAAGCGGCATCTGCTGCCGCCGCTTGCACTTGAGTAGTGGTCCAGTTTTTGGTGTTGGTGGTTTCCGTTTCCAGATCATTACCCAGGCTCTCGAACGCATCAACGGTTGCGTTGTGCTTGGTCGGGTAGTCGGTATCGCCAACATTGATTTTATTGGCCTGCAAATTAAAAGGCATCGTTAAACCTCTTCAAAGGTGAGTTTTGTGCTGTTGGTGTTCGAAAATCGCGGGGTGAAAGTGGAATTGTTAACGCGCTTTGCGATCATGGTTTGCTCTAAACCCAATCGACCGCCTAAGCCAGGATCAAGCGAAAGCAGAATATCGCCGCCTTTGGTGGCCTTTGCCAGCTCATGGGAAAGCCGCTCCCGGTCAATGTCCGTCAACCATTGCAGATCAACAGACGCGCGCCGGTACGCCTCCACATTTTCAGTGCGAAGGGAACCGCCCGCTGTGCGCGTGTGCTTGGAATTGTCGATCAGTTCAAACGCGGAGCCGTAATTAAAGTTAACCGTGGGCGCAAAGGCCCAGCCCATAAACAAACGGCCAATATCAATGTCGGTGTTGTCCGGTGCGCTCACGTCAATTTGTAGCGAACGATAAGCCACCGCGTCAAACCATAAGCTAAAGATTGCAGGCAGCCCGCTATCGTCCTCATAGTTGGCGCCCCAGGTATCAATACCAGCCCGCATCACACCCCAGGGAATGGGCGTTCCCACGCTAAGCGCCGTTGAGTCATACACCACATTGCCGGTTTGGTTTTGATCGTCATACAGCCTAAGCCGTACCGTTGAGGAGTTTTTAAGGTTGTGCCGCGCCAGCCCAAAGCCAGACGCATAGGCCGCCACCGTTGGCCGGTTGGCGGTAATAGCAACACTGGTGCCATTGACGCGCATGATTTTCCCACGCGCCTGCTTTTGCATGTTGGTTTCTGGCAGCGTCGCCACTGGCGCCGGTGATGCGGATAACGTTAAATCATCTAGGTCATTGCCCAGAATCATATGCAAGTTTCGATCTATGCCCACAGGGTCAACTCCATACGCCGTTTACCAACGCGCCGGTTAATGCCAATCACAACCGCATCCTTGCCGCTATCCCAGCCCAAAGCCGGGTAAGTCAGGTTGACGGTTTCACCCAGCTCCACCTCAGACGCCGGTAAAAAACAGGTAGCCCGCCACACCCGGCGCCGAACACTGCGCAAAGACGCACGCCGGTCACACTCGGTTTGCGCGTCGGTTTGATTCGCGATTAACGTATTAACGCGGTCATCTTGCGCCAGCGGATTGTTAGCCAGATTGTTGTCCTTGGTAACGGTCAAATATTCAATTTCAAAATCGTTTTTTTCGTCCGCGTCCAATGACCCAGCCAAAGAATCCGGGCTTTGCTGATACCAGTTTTTTCGATAGCCCAGAGTAAACACCTCAGTGGGCCGCTCAGTAGCAGACAGCTTTAAGCCCCGTTCAATAACATCATCATTGGTCAGGGTTAGCGTTGCTGTGCCTGGTGCCTCCAGGCGGAATATTTGGAGCTCGCCACTGGTGTTAAACCGGTAGGTTGCCCCCACGCTGGCCAACACATCAGAAAGCACGCTTTCTAAGTCGGTCGGCTCATCGATATAAACACCTAAGTCGTCCGTATTGGCGAACGCTGACAGGTTAGCGCTATCCACTGCGATGCTCGCCCGGTTGCACAGCTCGTCCACAATATCCGCTGCTGATTTATCGGCTTGCGATACGTCACAGGTTATTTGTCCAGCGGGTTGGGACGCCAAGGTAAATTCACCATTGGCCAAGTCTTCCGTGGGCGAAATTACCACACCGTTGTCGCGTACCGTCAGCGCCGTCACCGCGCCATCATGGGCTTTGTATTTCAGGTTAACCGCGTCAATCAAAACCGGCTTGCAGTTGTACACTTCACCCAATGCAATGGGCGTCGTATCGCTGCCGATATTGACCCGCAGATTTTCGCCCCGGTCCAACACCACCCATTCAAGGCGGTCATCGTCTGGCGCTTCAATGCCGCCGTTAATGCCGTCGATCACTAGCCGGAAATCCGCCCGACTCCAGGCTTTATCACCTAAAAAGACTTTTAGCGCATAGCCCCGCCAGTTGTAATCAAGCCAGCCGTCAAGCTCGCCATCATTGACTAGCAACAGGTCGCCAACGGTAGCGGCATCAAGTCGGTTTTCAACCTCTACCTCCCCAATCAATACATCACTGTATGACGTATCGGCCGGGGTATCGGTGGCGCCGGAAATAAAAGGCGCGGAGGCCACATATTCTGTGCCCCCGCTGTGCGTTGCTTCAACCAGTATCACCGGGTCAGCGTCATCAGACGCCAACCAATCGGTGTACTGCTGGTCAGTTATGCTCAAGCTACTGCCCTCGTATTAACATCGCGTTTAAGCGTGCGATTGATGCGGTCCGCGTCCTCGCTGGCTTGCGATTTTGCGTCTTCGCGCTGCAAGGCTGCGCCTTCGGCAATCGCCGCGTTTTCCTCGCGCAATTGTTTAACCTCGGCTTTCAGCTCGTCCACCGATTGCACCAGCTTATCACTCGCCACAGAGGGTGGAGCGCTGAGCGTTACCGGGATCGTGCGACCATCGGGCAGCGGAACCGCAGCCTCTGGACCGGCCTCGCCAAAGATCGACGGCTCGTTAGCAATGCCGCCCTTGGCGTAAAAGCCGCCCCAACTCCAGCCGCTCAACGGATTGTTTTCGGCAAACCAGTCCTGGTAAGCCGCCACAAAGTCCGCGTTATTGGCGTCATAGTTGGCCAGCCAATCGCTCCAGGTGTCATAGCTATAACTGGGCGACTCCGGCTCTGGTGGCGCCTCATAACCGATAGCCTCCTGCACAGCAACCGGCAGCACAGCCAGGTTAATATCCAACTCCTCGGCCAGAGAACCGATGGCCAGGTTAAACACATCACCCAGCGCCCGCAGCTCGTCTGTCATGGACGTATCGAGGCTGCCAAGGTCAACGCCAAAGCTCTCAGCCAAACCGGCCAGATCCTGCCCCATGCCCTCCAGCAGCTGCAGATTGCTCAAGCCGCCAAGCGCCTTACCCAACGCCTCAAGCTCGGACTTCATGTTGCCGTCAAGACCGTCAATTTTGAGCCCCAGGTTGCCCAGCAGCTCGCCATTGGTCAGGTTTAACGTACTGCCGAGCGCTACCAGTTGCTGCGCGCTGCTTTCGTTCAGGTTTTGGATATCAATGCCGAGGTCATCGGCCAGGTCAGCAAAACTGGTACCCAGCAGGTCCAGCAGGTCAATGGAAGAGGTCTCCATCAGCCCGGCCAGATCGGCAATTTTGCCCACCGTGTCGAGGCTCAGCGCTTCGATATTCAGCCCAAAGTCCTTGGCCAGATCATCGATATCAATCCCCAGCGACTCCATTAAAGTGCCGACTGATACGTCCTTGGCCAGTCCCAGGTCGCCGAGCGCTGTCGCCAGTTCAGCCGCGTCGAGTTGCCGCGATTCCGAGGCTTCCTGAGCCCGTAGTGCCTCCAGTTCGGAATAAAGATCCGCCAGGGTATCAGAGTCCCCTACAGCGGTTTTAGCCGGCTCAGAGGCCCCACCAAACAGCGAGGACAGCCCGCCCAGTTCCTGATTCACGCCCAGGAAAATGTCGCGATAGTCGCCGCTGCTCGCGTAAAAGTCGCGGGCAATTTTCAGATAGTCGCCCGCGATTTTAGTCGCGTCCTGAGCTGCACCCGCATCGCCACCCTTGGCCGCGTCCACTGCTGCCTCGAATTGCGCGCGCGCCGCTGCCAGCTGCTGAGTTGGTGTCAATATAGACAGCTCACCCAGTTGCAGGGAGTCCACGTATTCAGATAAGCGCCTTTCCGCTGCCAGAGCATCGCTATAGCGTTTTTGCTCGGTGCGATAGAGCGAATCTGCCGCCTTTTGCTGCTCAGCAATACGCGCCTTTTCCTCTGCAATACGCTGCTCGATATCTGAACCAGCGCCGTATAGGCGATCAATCAGCGAGCCAATCCCAGACTCAAGGTTGGCGATTATGTCCTGGTGCTGCTCCAGCGCCTGGAAATACTCATCCATCACCGGGACCAGGGCCATGTATGCAGCAAACTGCTTTTGCGCCGCCTCGTCCGCCAGGTCCAGGGACTCGACCATAGCCTGAAACTCGCGCCGGGTTTCGGGCAGCTGGGCGTTAAGCTCAACAAAGGTTTTTTGCATTCCGTCCTGGAAAACCACAAACCGCTCGCTACCGGTCATAAACGCCGTGGCGTAGTTGTTAGCAGCGGCCGCGAACGCGTCCACGCCACCAAACAAACCGGTCAGCGTATCAGCCGCCCGTATGCCAGCCTCGTCCAGATCCAGGACGCGCATACCAATCTTGCCAATAACGTCGTTTGCGCCCACCAGGTTGATAGAGAGCCGCGTCAACGTGGTCGCCGCGACTTCGCCCTCCTGGATCAAGTCCTTAAACGGGAAAGCGCTAACGGTTTTATTGAGCTGGCCGAACCAAAACGGCAAACCGCTGGCCACCTGCTCGGTGTCGTCAAGTGTTGGCACAAAGCGATCCAGCACCAGCTTTAAGTCGCCAGTAGCGCTACCAACCAGGCCAACAGCCGAGATAATACCGCCCGCATGGTCGCTGATGTCCTTCATGGAAAGGCCCGCGGTCAGCGTGTCCATGGTCTCGTCGAACTTGCCGCCCACGGCATCGGACCAAGCTGTTACAAATTCACCAGCGGCCTCATCAATCTGGTTTTGATCTACGCGGTTATATGCCGCCGAACCAAAAAAGGCGCCGTCTGCATGGCCTGCATCACCGGACTTCCCCTTTAAGGCAACGCCACCCAAATCGACGGACTGCCCCAAGGTTTCCGCCGCCGCGACCATGGACTGATCCATCAGCAAAAAAGCGTCCAGCATGGTGCGGGCCGCCTTATCGCCGTCGCCACCAACACGGCGTGACATAGACGTAAGCTCCAGGCCACTGGCTGCGATTTCGGTATCTTTCAGGTATCGCCCGCCATGCAAGTCGGCGGCATGTACGCCCAAAGAAACCCGCTTTTTACCGTCGCCACCAAAAGCCACGTCAGCCAACGCGCCCAGGGCTGCGCCGATAAGAGCGCCTACAGGGCCAGCCCAGGCGCCCATTTGCATGCCGAGGACAGCGCCGGAGGCTGCGCCAGCAAGGCCGCCGATAGTGCCGCCAGCTATCTGACCATAGCTGTGCTCGGCTTCCTTGCCGAAAAGGCCCTCACCTATGGCGTTACCAGCTTGGCCGCCCAGGTAACCAGCGCCGGCAGTAATCAGGCCGCCGCCTATCAGGCCACCGGGTAAACTGGCGGTATAGGCGGCCGCCGTTGACAGGCTCTCGGCAGCGCCAGCGAACCCCATGTCAGCCAGGAATTGAGCCGAGTGGCCCACACCTCGCATTAGGGCGCCATTGGCACCAGCCAGAAAGCCACCTCCCTGCATCAAGTCGGTTAGGCTAAAGCCATTTTTAACCGCCCCAATGATATCGCCGGCATTGATACCGCTGCCGCCCGAGGCAAATGCGCTGCCGGAGCCACCCAGCCCCAGGGAGATTAAAATCTTTTTGGTGGTCGCCTGGTGGATCAATTCAGCCATCAGTTGCTTAAGGGCGTTCTTGATCTGGTCGGCAAAATCCGAGAAGGAATCAAAGGCGCCCTTCCAGGCATCCGCAAAGGCCGTATCAATGCGCTCGCTGGCCTTCTCCCAGGACTTGGCCACATCGTCGCTAACAGTTGCGCTGGTAGTGGCAACGCCGTCAGAGACCTTGCCCAGTTCCTCTAGGGTTTCCGTCGATTCCTTGGTGGACTCTTTGGCCTTTTTCTGGCTCAGCTCATACTTGATTAAGCTAATGATATTGTCGTCAATAGCTTTAACATTGGACTTGTGTTTTTTCTCCAAGGCCTTAAGGGTTTTCTCCAGGCTATCGCCCGCCTTTTCCCCTTTGGTCAAAGACTTGGCATAACTGTCCAGGCTGGCCGCAGTTTCATCCGCACCAACCTTATCTAAGGCCCCTGCCACCCATTCCAAAAAGCCGGCGTACTTTTCAGTAACCGCCCGCAAAGCTTCGTCCCACTTCGCGGAAATGTGCGCGGACATTACTGCCCAGCCGTGCTTTAGGGTTTCAATTCCGGTCAGCGTCGCCCCCACAAATGCCAGAGCTGCAACGCGCACCTCTGTAAAATTACGTAACCAGCTGCCAAACTCCCAACCTGCAAACGCAGCAAACAGCAAGCCAAATGCAGTTTTTAATAGACCCGCCTGCACAATAGCCGCTTTGGTCATTGCGACAGAGGTGCCTAAAGAGGCGGTAAACATTCCAATGGGGCCGATACCAGCAGCGTAAGCCATTGAAGTGAATGCAATACCCTGACCTAGGGTGCGGGCTGCAGTCGCAGCAACACCCATTACAACCGGAGCGGCTGCCATGGCCACATAGAGTGCGCCACCAACAGCTGCGATTTTCGCGAGTCTTAAAGCGCCGTCAGTTACAATGTCAATATTGTCTGACAGGTCGTTAAGCCATCCCGACATAGACTTGACGCCTTCGCCAAATGCCTCGGTAGCCCCAGAGTCACCCACAGATCGCCAAAAGCGGCCCACTGAGTCCTCAAGATTGGACAGCTGGCCAGGTAGCCGCTCCATTTGGTTGGCCATAGCATCCCCGAACTTGTTCTCACCTATTTTTAATAGGTATTCTTCAATCTCGGAGGCGTTCTTCTTAACTGTGGTCGTCACGCCCTGGAACGTAAACGAGACATTATCGCCCTCGGTTTTGGCCTTAATGCCGAACTCTTTCAGCCGCTCAAATTCGCCTGTTGAGGCGTCTGCGACGGCTTCAATCATTTGCATCATGTCCTTACCCATGGCGGCCGCTGTGTTGCCATAGGAGGCCAGCGCTCGCTCGGAAGGGGTAAGACCAAGGGCAGATAATTTAATAAAGCCCTGGATAGATTGATCCAGGGTGTAGGGGGTTTTCGAGGCGAATTGCTCCAGCTTATCAAAGGCCAGGGCTGCCCTTGCTACGTCGCCGGTAATGGTTACCAGACTACCGCGCAGGGTTTCCGCCTCTCGGTTGATATCCTTAAAGGCAGTGAAAGCAGCAAAACCGCCAAGGGCCGTAAGAGCTCCGGCTGCCATAGTTTTCATATCGCCAAGGCTGCGGTTTACGCCGCTGATATCCTTGGTGTACTGCTTAGCGTAGGTCGAGCCTTTGCGCTTTTCTTTGTTGAGATTTTCAAATTCTCGGGTAGTGGCCTTGGTAGCTTTTACTGCGCCCTCGGCGTTGCCGTCAATGATAAAACCATAGCGGTATTGCTTTTGCGCCATTACTCCACCTTTTCATTTAAGACGCCGAGCGCGCCAGACTCGATAAGCTGCACCTGCTCCAGCATTTCCTTTTTGTTATCAGTGGCAAAGATATCCATAGCCGCAAGCAGCGACGGCATATCAAGCCCCTGGTAAAAAATGGCCGTCATGCCGGCAATGACCCGCCACTGACCAGTGCAGGCAGCGAACAACTCAACAGCTGGGAGATTTTCGGGCCAAAGCTCGAAAGCCTCAATTTCGTCAGTGGTCGGGTCGTCAGGTGGCGCCTCTATCTGGATAAATTCCAGATCGTGCTCTACGTCGTCTTTACCGGCCGGCTTGCGACGTTTAAGAGCCCAGACGCGACCGGCCTCTATGAGTTTTTTCGCTTGAGAAAGTCCCGGCCAAACTGAACTTTTAAGAAGGCATCAACCAGCGGCTTTCGCACATATTCCATATCAACCAGTTGCGTCAAGACTTCCTCAGAGAATTGAACCTCTGCGCCGTCTTCGCCACGAATTCCCTTGATATCGACAACGTACTGGCTTAGCAGCTCCTCGTCTGACAGGTTGCCTCGCTCAACGTCCTGCATAATGTCTTTGGCTTCACTGACAGGGAGCTTTTTAATCTCGGCAACAAAGTCCCCTTTTTGAGTTTTGCCCATATCGCCAGGAATAACGATATCAACGCGAGTTTTGATAGTGTCGATTTTGGAAAGTGTAAACATAGGTCTAATACCTTTTTGCCCGTTAAAATTTCGTTTTGAATATTGTTGTTGCCCGTTAAATAAAGAAAAAAGGCCAGCAAGCGCCACGGGCAACAGCGCAAGCCAGCCATAAACTGTTGTCATTACTTAATGGTCAGCGTCCATTCGTCGTCACCCGCATCAGTCGGGATATAACGCGCATCCATGGAGTAAGTCAGCAAGCCGTCAGAGTCCTGCATAGACAGCCCGGACAGCTGCACAGTGGCGCCGTCAAACTGACAAATATTGCCGGCAACGGTGCCATGGATTACTTGGATAGCTTGTGTAGTGACGCCGTTGTGGCTTTCCACCGCAGTGAAAAAGTCCTTAGTGGCAAGCGCAGGAGCCTCAACCGTAAAGTTACCGGCTGGAGCTCGATCGGTAATAATTACGCCCTCGTTATTGACCACATTTCGGTAAACAACATTGTTTGCCAGGTCAAAAGAAAACGCCTCCGCATTGGCTGCATAAGCGCCAATAGTAAAGGTTGGAGTGTTTGCCTTAGTGACAGGAAGCGGAGTCTGGAAGTTAGACCAATCAGGGGTAATTGCACCAGCTGCAACAGGTTTTGCATACAAGCCGGTAAAGTTAAAACTCATGATCGGGATTTGCTCGCGGTTAAGCGAGAAAGAAACCGAGCCGCGAGCGCCCAGGATTTTATGCAGCTGGCCGTCGATAATGTAATGCAGTGAGGCGGACTCAAAAGCAGAACTAACCGGCTGATAGACGGTATCAACCAAGGCGGTTACAGTTTCGGACAATCCGCAAGCGCGCAGCAACACACCATAAGCCGGCGCAGTGCCAGCAGCACCAGAGCCTGCCAGTTCCACCTCAAAAGAGCACTGCACATTAGCGCCGGTATTAATCAGCTCGTCGTTGCCCAGGGCCTCGCGGTCGAGGTCGCGACCTACAGTGTTACCAGCATAAGGGGTGATACTGAGGTTTTTGGTCAAAATGGCGTTAGAGCCGACCGGGCTTGAGTCTGCCCCATAGGTAGACTCAATTTTTGCCAGGATATACTTTTTTCTGAATAGCATTATCAGCTACCTCGGGTTTTTTGGTTTTTGTTTCGGGTTGTTTGTGGTCGGTGCGCTCAACTAGCACGCGCTCGCCGTCCCGCCGCTCATAGCGGCCGCCAGCATTTGCCATGGGTGTTACTCCAGGAGTGAGAGGGAGGGGTTAACCGCGTATCTGCGTATCACTCTGGTAGGCCTCCTGCCACCAGATATAACCGCCTTGGATTTCGGAGGGCTTGCCACCCACCAATTCCATTGCGGCATGGTATTGGTCTGGCTGCCAGCCAAGCAGCGCGCCGCGAACCTCGGCTTTTAAAGCTTCGATATTGGCTGTCGGACCAACGATAAATAAGACTGCTTGCTTTATGTGCTTTTGCACTGTAGCGCTATCGTATTCACTGGCCCCGGCTTTCTCCTCGCCAGGGTAGATATAAATCGCTGGGGTCTCGGCCCGAAGATCATCGACCGGCGCCATTGAATATGCGTGTTCTATTTTTATAAAACTTGAAGTTTCGGCCTGTAGGCGCGTAACGATCTCGTCAATCATAAGGCCCCCGTTGCCGCTTTTATGAAATGGTCCATTTCATGGTTGAATTGATTGGGCAGTTCCTCAGATACAAACTCGCCTATTTTTTCAAGGACGTTTTTATTGCTGACTGCCTGGGGAATTGCCGGGCCGGTGAGCTTTTTAAGCTTCTCCTTAGCGGGGTTGCTGGCCATCTGCGTACCAGGGATACGCCTAAAAATTTGCTGGCTGCCGCTGTCTTGCGCCGTGCCCACAAAACCCCCTTTAACAATGCTTGGGCGTCCCTTTTTCCACACCTTAACCTTGACCTGCTTGCGCCAGCCCTTTTTCGTCCAAACGCGCTTAACTCCATTGGCGCCCATAAACTTAATCAGTGACGGCCGCGCTCCGGTATACTCCAGAATGCGCCGGGCTATACCATCGATAGTTGGGGCCTTTTTGATTTTCGCAGTCTTGGAGATATCACGAGCTTTAAAACGATATTCCTGCCGTACTTCCTTGCTGACCAGTGTGCGGCCCTTCCTGGTCGCTTTATACACTGCAGAGTTAAGCGCCCTTTCTACCGTTTTATGGCCAAAAATAGCTTTCAATTTGTCGATATCATCAAGGCGATATTCAATCACGTCACCACCCAAACAGCGGTGTAACCGTTGTCCTTTTCGGGCTTTTCCAGATACCAGGTACGACCGTCCTGCAAAATGGTATCGCCGTATTTTGGCGCCACCGGCAGCTCATCAAGGGCAAACCTTGCCAGATTCAACCGCCCGGCCACCTGGCCGTATTCGTCGTAATATTCAACGTTTCGCTTTATCGTTACATCAATGGTGTAGGAGTTGCCTGCCTGGGTGTAAGTGGAGCTTTTGCCAAAAACTCGCGCAGTTGCTGCGCTCATTCGTTTTTTTACGTCTTCAATTGCCATAAGCACAAAAGGCCCGCATTAACGGGCCTTTTCCTGTCTCACAAGCCGCCTAAGCGGCTTTTATTAGGACTCGGTCAGCTTGATTACTGCACGCGGGCGGCAATTCAAGTTGAGCGGGTTAGACTGGGCTTCCAGTTCAACGCCTTTGTCCTTGGCCATACGCTCCTGCATTGCGTAGTACGGCAGACCAATGGTATTTACAGTCTCCATGTAGTCGGCCGGAGCAAAACGAGTGATAAACATATCAGGCACGCCCTCGGGCACCAGGTAGGCCTCGCCGTCAGCTACAAAGTCAATGCCGCTAACATTGCCGCGATACTCCTCCCAGATAATACCAGCGAATGGGAACCCGGCGCGGGGATCGTTACGCAGGGCCTCACCATCAAGCCAGCGCTCGTAAGCCTTTTCTACGTCAGCGTGAGAAATAAGATTCTCAAAGAAGGTTTTGCCGCAGTAGGCGCGCAAGCCGGTATACATGGCGCCGCCCAGGGCGTCCTCTACCAGACGCTTAGCCTTGATAGCTTCAACGCGAACCTTGGTGCTGCCAGTGGTCAGCTTCATGTTGTGGGTCTGCTGAGACACACCAAAAGCAGTGTAAAGGTTCAGCAACTCAGTGGTGCCGTCAGCGTCCATAATGGAGCCCTTAATCGCACCAATACGCTGATATTCAATGGTAACGTCGATATTGCGACGCATAACGCCAAACTGCTCGTTAACCAAAGTCTGTACACCCTTAAGCTGGGAGTCGGACCCAAACTCGCGAGCGTTTTGCACCTCGTCGGCCAGAATGGAGTCAGTTTGCGGCAAGTGAACCACATTAAAGGGAATCAACTGGCTTTTGCTGCGTGCCGCCACCTTGCCGACAGAACCGCGAGGCATAGAGGGCACCAGGCTCAAGGTGTCGCCTTTCTTTTCGATCTGTACAGTGGTGGTGGTAATGCCACGCTCCTGGAACAATCCCTGAGAGGAAATGCGGCCAGGCACGTAGGAGGTTTCGTTGATAGCTGCGGTCAGCTCGCGCAGGCTAAAAGCGTCGTCGTTAAAAATATCCAATGCAGACATAATTATAAAATCCTGAATCCAGAAATAGAACACCCGCCACTCGGCGGGTTATGAAAAGTGTTTAAACGGCAGGGCCGGGCTTATCGGGTGATAATGCCCTTTTCTTTCAGTGCCAACAGGGCCGCAGTTTTATCGCCGCCAGAGATGCCGGTTTTGAAAGTCAGGCGATCAACTGCAACCTCGCTGTCGCGGGCAGTAATAACGCCGTCAACGTCGGCCGCGCTGGCGTCAACGCCGTCATACAGGACCGCAACAGCCACCTCGCGGCCGTCAATGCCTGCAGCGTCGTGTAGTACGTACTTGCCAGAGCCAGCAGCAACGGTAATGGTGAAGGCGTCGCCGGCCACAAAGTCGGTTGCGCCGTCAGCCAGGGTAAAGGACAGTCCGCCAGCGTTAAAAGCTGCAGCCACATCACCGTTACCAATGTTAACGCCGTTCGGGTCCTCAACAGAGAAGTCACCAGCGTTAGTGCCGGGCTCCAGGATCACCAGGCGATAGTCGCCAACCAGGGCGCCGTTACCAACAGTGATTGCACCCATGGTGCCGTCGCCAGTGTTGCCAGCGTCAGCAGCTGCGGAGGCAGTGCCGTTGGCGATCTTGCCAAGTACAGTGCCGGCAGCCAGCTTGGCCTCGGCAATGGTTGCTTTTTCGCGGCTGCGATTGCCGTTTGCCTCGGACAGGATATGTTCACCGGCCCGCATTGCTTCGGTTTTAATAGCCATAGTTTTTACTTACCTTGCTTTCGTTTTTCGTAAATGTCAGCGCTATTAATAACGCGACCGTTAGAGCCCGAGCCGGGCGTGCGTTGATTGTTTGTGTCCTGATCGAGCGCGGCCTGGGCTTCGACAATAGCAACCCTAACCATTTCGACAGGATCAGCCTCGTTTACAATCGCCAAAACGCTACCATCGAGGCCAGCGGCAGCACAGACGTTTTGGATCTTGCCAGCGCGCTCAAGCTGCGCGGTTACCTGGTCAATGGTGTAACCATTTTCGATAAAGCCAACAGCTAAGTTTTTAAAGCTCGCTTTGTTGCACGCTTCAATAACTGCCTGCGCTTCCGCCCTTGCACGTGGCTCCGGGTTTTTAAGGTTTTCAATTTCGGTTTTTTGAGCCGCAATTGTTTGTTCCTTTTCTCCCAGTTGCTCAGTCAGTGCAGTGATGCGCTTAGCCTGGGCCTTGACCTCTGCGTTTGCTTTAACCAGCTTCATGTCGTGGCTGTTGGTAGCTTCAATATCGTCACCCAGCGAGTCAACAAAACCATAATCTAGCGCATCTTGCGCCGTCATATAGGTTTCAGCGGTCATTAGCTCGCTGACCTTTTCCGCAGAAAGTCCGGTTTTTTCAACGTATGCGGAAACTATGCCATCCTTGATGGTGTCCAAGGTGTCGGCCGCTTTTCGCATTTCGTCAGCGTTGCCAGCGGCATAACTGGCCGGGTCGTGAATCATAAAGATTGTGTTAGACGGCATATTAATAACATCAGCCGCCATTGCAATCACAGTACCTGCTGAGGCGATCATTCCAAAGTTGTTAACAATAACTTTGGCTTTGTGCCCTTTCAGGTAATTGTAAATAGGCAGAGCGTCGAAAACTGCGCCGCCAGGGGTGGACATATTGATATGAATTTCGTCAAGCTCGCCCAGAGCGTTCACGGCATCAATAAAACCCTTTGCAGTTACGCCGGAACCGTCCCACCAGTCATAACCGATCTGCTCGAAAATATTAATTTCAGCCTTGAGCTCTGAACCCTCGGCCATGTTTTTGATTTTGTACCATTCCACGGCTTAGCGCCCTCCAGAAATGAAAAAGCCCGCAGGTCGCGGGCTCTATTTGTCGTCGTTTGGCTCACCTGGCGGGCTTGCCTGTTTCTGCTTCGGGTCCAATAGCGAGGGGTCAAGCCCCACGCTTTCGTAAGCGTCCCGCCTGCGCTTTTCAGCCTCGGCGTTTTGCTTGTCGATATCCTCAGCGTCCCAACCGGTTTTAGCAACCTCGGCGTCGCGACTTGTCAGCCCGCCCGCGATTGCTTCCAGCTTGGCCTGCACGTCCTGGACAGGGTTGACGTAAGCCCAGCCCTGCGGCCGCCACTCGTGCTTAATGTAGCTGTCGCGGTCAGTTGCATAGTGAGGCGCAGTCAGCGCGCCAGACAGCACTGCGGAATTCATCCACCAGCCCCAGACGCCTCGGCAAACCTGAAAGATCATTAACTGATCTTGCATTGCTTCAATGCTGCGGTGAAAGTCGTTCAATATAGCGCGCACCAGGCGGTCATTAACCTTTGACCAGTCGCCGGTCAATATTTCGTAAGGTATGCCAGCGCCTGCAGCGATAGCCAGCAACTGCTGTCGCATAAAGTCCGCGTAACCCTGACCAGTATCGTCACCACTAAACAAATCCAGCTTTTCACCAGGTAACCCGGTCAGAATGTTGCCCGGTTGTGCGTCAATCTCGGGAACCGCACCAGTCTCTACTGTGATTGGGTCGCCGCTGATCGGGTCATACTGATAATCGGCGTCGCTATACTGCTCGCGATACAGAAACCCAGTAAACGGCGCCCTGGTTTGCTTGCGCACCAGTTCCGCGTCGTCGTAGCTGTCGAAAGTGTGCGCCTTAAGCAATGACTGGACTGTTACCGGCTCGCCGCGCACCTGGCCCGGTCTGGTCGGCAAGTAGTGATGAATCACATCGCTGGCCGGAACCCTGATTAGCCGATTGTCAAAGCTGGAACGGTCGGCCGGGTGGTCGGTATACATATGATACGCAACGCGCTTACCCTTCCGGTTAAACTCAATGCCGGCAACGATAATATTGCCGTTGGGCAATCGCTCGCTCTTGTCGGCCGGCACAAACTCAGATTCTAAAATCTGAATCTGGACCGGAACCGCCAGGCCGTCACTCAACCGGCGACGGCGACGGCGAATAAACACCTCACCAGAAACGTTTCGCGCTCGGCTGGCCTGGGTTTGCATTCCATAAAAGTTAAGCACGCCCTCGGGGTCGAACTCTTCCACCGATTTGGCCCAAAGGGCGTTGGCTGCCTGCCTAAAAGTCTCATCCTCGGCAAGGGATCGAGCCGTTATGCCGGTCCCCACCTCATTGCTGACCAGCTTATCAATCCCCAGGCTTAGCCAAGGGTTGTTGCGGTAAGCGGCGCGGGAGCGGTTGCGCAGAGTTGGCAGGTTGCCGTTTAGCGCATTGTTGGGTCCACCGCCTGGAGCATTCCAGCCGTTACCCCTGCGGCCTTGTGTGGCGCCCTCATAAGCTGCGGAATTCATAAACCGAGGAATGACCGCAGCCAGCGCTTTCTTTACTGTTGCGAGCATTAGACCCCCTTGCATACGTTAATCCGCATTTGCCGTACTCGGCCCGGATTGCCGGCCTGTTGCTGCAATTGCTCCAGGATAAACCGGCGCCGGGCTCGGGCCTCGGTAAAATTGCCGAACTTTACGCGCTCGCCGTCAATCTCAACTTCCAGCTCATTGGAGGCAATGGCCCGGTCGAGCGCGTCTATGTCTGCTTGTGTAAAAGCCATTATCTGCCAAACCTATGTCTAACGCGTCGGCCCTGCCTCTTGGGTGGTGGAGGTTTCTTTTCCTGCACCTCCCGGCGAGCCTCTGCGGTTGTTATTTCGCTGTTTTTGTCCCACGTTTGAACCCAGGATTTTGGCGCGTCCCAGTTGATGCTCTCGCCACCGGCAAAAATCCAAAGCGCTCGCGCATATCCCAGCAGGTCGAAAGCCTCGTTCGGCTTACCAAGTGGGTTGCGCCAGCCCTTATCGGTGCGAGTCTCTGTCGCCAGCTCCTCATAGAACCAATCACCAAGCCAGTCGGGGAAATGAATAAAACCAGGGCCTGGCCGCTCCCGCGAAAGGTCGGCAAAAACAGAGTCTTTGATTAAGTCGGTATTGATGCGCAGCACAGGAACATCACCGCGAGCGCCGGAATTTCGGTCTTTGCGGTTGCTATTGTCCGGGTAGGTTTCTTTGATGCGCGGAGCGTTAACAGCGCCGTCACCTTTGATAAGTCTTACCCGCGTATGCAGTCCCTGTTTTTTGAGTGAGCGCCACCACTCATAGGCCTGAGTAGTTACGCCAGCCTCTCCACCGGAGTCAACGCCAGTGCGATAAACGCGCAGTTCTTTGCCGCCACTGGGCAACCGATAAGTCGATTTAACCACCTTTTCGGTTAATAGCTCCCAATCCTCAATATGCGAGGCCGGATCAATGCGCAGTGGCTTGCCGTCCTCGTCAAGGCGTTTTGAGTCGGTAATCGAAAAGCGATCAATAAGCCACTGCTCGCGATTCTTACCGAACCCCAGCACCTGAATAACAAAGCGCCGGTTTTTACCGCCCTGGATATCGACGGTTGCCATTAACGTCCTGCAGCCCTCGGGCAGAATGTAGCGCTCCTGGTTTTCGGCTCGCTCCTTGTAGTCGTCTGCGCCCTTGTCGTCATTCTCCTGGGCTTTGGCCAGGTAGGGAGCGCCCATGTCCACGTTGACGCAGTTTTTAAGGGCCTCCTCGTCGCCGGTTTTCTCGTAGTTACCCAGCGCCTGCAGGTAGTTGTAAACGATACCCCCCCAGGTCTGGAAAGCTGCGAACCAACCAGGCAACCAGAAAGAGGCGCGCTTACTGGTGCGCCCCTCGCCGATAATCTCGCCGTCTGGCGTTATCGTTTGCCCCTCGCGCAGCCAGACGCCAGAGCGCTTGTATTCACGCTCCTGAGCTGCGGCTATGCCGGTCCCGCACTCTGTACAAATCAGCTCGGCCGCTGCCGCCCTCTCCTCGGCCGTGCCCTCCTCTGGCACATACATAGCCTCAATGCCAGGGGCAGGCGTGAAGTATTCGCGACAGTGTGGGCACTGACCATAAATACGGCGCCGGTCCCCAGTGTTGTAAAGCCCGAGTATGCCCTTTGTGGGTGGGGCTTCATGCGGACAGCCAGGCGACTGCTTCCACTTGGGGTCAATGATTGGCTTTGACGGCGAGCTTTCCGCCATTGTCATACCACGGCTGAGAAAGGTGGTGGTCCGCTTAAGCGCTAAGAAAAAGGCCTGGCCTTCACCGTCCACGTCGTCGGGCATACGGTCATAATCGGTTAGCGCCATTTTACCAATGGCTTTACCGGCAAGCTGGTTTTTAGTGGGCCAGCCCAAAGACAAGATCATTCCAGAGCGGAAAATCTTGTCGAAAGTATTGTCGTTGCTCGCGCCCTTTTTTAGCTTACTGCCCACGTCAGGGCTGGCATCAAGCATCCGGTCAATGCGTCGCTTAGAATAGTCGCGAGCAGTGTCCTGGGCAGTCTGCACAACCATATGGTCCGCTGGATCGCAAGTGACTGTATGCGCAGCCCAGTTATCAACCAGCATTTGGGTTTTTGCACACTGGGCCGGACCGACAAAAATAACCGCGTTATAGGCCCGACTGGTTAAGCAGTCCGCAGGGGTCACCATGTAGTAAGGCAGGTCATTTTTCCAGGGGCCAGAGTAACCGCCAGGCGTATCAAGCATAATATGCTTTTCTGCTGCCTCTGGAACCGTCAGCCGGCGAGGCGGTTTTAGCATTTCGGCGGTATCGCTGATAATCGAGTTAATATCTGCAAAAGAACCCACGCTTAACCCTCCTGCAGTTCGCCCGCCAGGGTAGCCCGCGCATTGTCAATAATGCGTTGCATAACCTCCAGCTGCTTGCCGTCAAGGCCAGCGTCGCGCTCGATCACGTCAACCATAGTGTCGAGGGAGAGCGCGATTTTCTTAAAAGTCTCTGCCAGGGCTGCCGCCACGTCGTCGGCTGGTATCAGTTGGCCAATATCCTGCTCATATTTGAGCCGCTTGTTTTCGGAGTCGTACCAGTCCTTGCGGTCTTTGGGCGGCATCCGGTTTGGGTCCTGCTCCCCATCCTCTCCGCCTGTATAGCCGACAGAATCGGCAAACAAAGCCGGCGCCACGTCGCGCAGAGCATAGACCGGGTGGCCGGACCTTTTCCCTGCTGCTGGCACGCCTGCATTTCGTAGTTTTCGCGTTACTGTGTCCCGCGCCATGCCAAAGCACTGGGCTATACGGTTGATTGACCAGTTATTGGCATCCGCAGCGGCAATTACATCACCCACGGTTGCAACTCTCTCTGTGTTTTAGCCTATTAAATAAGCAGTTCGGTCAACTTGTTGGTGTCGACCATAGGGGTTAGAAAAATTGTCGAACACCGGGCCTGTCCTGCCCCCCGTGGTAAGCCCTAGGGGCCAGGGTCCCCTGCGGCCAGAGGGGCACCGTTTTGGTGCAGGCCAAGGGGGGCGGCATGGGTCGAGGAGAAGGTCGCCACAGCGGGCTTACAGCGGCTTTCAGGGGCTCCAAAATTCACCCTGCTTTGCTTGATTTGCCGTCAGTGGCCAGGTGTTACAAAACAGGAAACCAACACCAACCTTAAATCTGCATATGAGGGGGCACTGAGAGGAGTCGAACCCCCATCACCTTGTTCTGTCATCGTGCGCACTCCGACAGTTAGGCCGACTTCGCCGCCAGTCGCGTCAGCACCTCTGCATATGCAGACTCAAAACCCCGCACACTCTTCCAGCCGCTCGATATAGATCAACAGAGCGGCCGCGTCGTATGGCTCCAATTCAATGCCGCCCTTCGGGGTTTTGATCACCTTTAGCTCGGGAGTCGCTACCAGGCATCGGTGGCGGTGGAGTGGGCTTGTCTGGCACCCGGCCAAACCGATCAGCGAAAGCACCAGCAGGATTAGACTTAATCTCTTCATCCCTTTGCGCCCTCTTCCGCTCTCTCCAGCTGTCGACCGCATCAGCAGCCAACAGCACCAGGAACTTGACCGCCTCCAGCCAGCTCATTCTCTGCGCGCCTTGCTCGCGGGCAGATTCAGGGCAACCTTATCCAGGACGGCAGTCAACCAGGCGAAGAACTTGGCAGCCCCCTCAAGGTAATAATCATCCCGCCTGCTTGGCGTTAGCCTGGCTATTCGCGCCAAACCCTGGACAATCAACGACGCCCCACCAACAACAGCAAGAGCGTAAATCACCCAGTCCGCCAGCTTGTCCACCAGTGCCGCAGCCTGCGTTATATCAGCGGCCATAACCTGGGCTGAGATAAACACCAGGAAGAATAATAAAAGCTGTTTGAAATAGTTCACCTTGGTCTCCTGATTATTCAGCCAGTGAGATATCTATGTAATATTCCTGCCCTAGAGCAAGAGAATCGAGGGAGCCGTTAGTAACAGAGAGTTCTAATCTGCCTGCCGGAGTAAACTCCCAGAATTTTTTATTCTCCTCGCTACCCTCCATCACAGGGGTTAGGACAGCAGACTTGTAGCTGCTGTCCTGACCGTCAATGATGGTTTCCACCTCAAACTTACAGCGAATTGTTTTACTCACTTGGACTCTCTCCTGTTTCAATGATCTGGGCCAGCCGTTTAGCTCGCCTCCCAACCTGGACAGCCCACCGACTGTCCAGCATTTCAGCCGCCGCCTTGCCGTATTCTCTCTTCGACAGAGCCGCGTGCATTTTCTTAAACGCCCGGAAGCGACTCGGCCCCAGGTTAAAGCGCATATCAATAAGCGCCGCCTTTCGGTTGGCAGTCAGGCGCTCAAAGTAAGGGAACTTAGCCAGGTCTCGGACGCACTCGCGTAGATCGTTGCGCAACAGATAGCGGGCCTCCTCGCGGGTAATGCCCTTGCCTTCCAGGTTTCGGCCTATGCCGATAGTTTTGTAACCTGCAGGGCAGTCGTAAACTTTCAGTTCGCAGCCTTCATGCCCCTCAATCAGTCGACCGGCTCGGGCTATCGCTATTTCAATCATCCGCCCCCACTCCCCAACCGCCGCAATTCCTTAATCTCGGCCCTAATTTCCTTTAAATATTCTTTTATCTCGGCCGTGTCGCTGTCCTGGCGCTTAATGATTTGAGCCTGGTTTTGCTCAATCAACGCTATACGTTTTTCGACGTTACTGCCCCAGGTGAACATAGCGGCCACCATGCCGATAGTTGTCAGCAGGTGCCCAAGGTTGACGTTTTTATCAAGGTGCCAGTGATTGGCATACGGCTGCGCTACTGATTGAGTCATAGGGAAAACCAGAAATAGGGGCCGCCCCACCTGGCACAGAGAGAGGAGAAACCAGGCAGAGCGGCAAAAACTGTAGGCGAAAAAAAACCGGCTCGGGGCCGGTTTTGAGTGATGCAAGACTAACAGGTGCAATTTCGCAAGATGGGAAAAATGTAACAAAAAGTGCGCCAAGGTTTCAACACAAATTGGGAAATTATTTTTTGACCACTAATTGCGCTATCAAAAGCGCCTCGCACTCCTGCTCTATCTCAACCATTTTGGATCGGAAATGCTCCGCGCATTTCTTCCAATGACGCCGCCAAGTTGTTTCGGGTATGCCCGCCTTGCTAGCCTGGGCCCGCATAGAAAACCGACCCATACCAGACCCGCCGCAAGCGTCACAGTTTTTTACTTGCTTGGTCGCCCGATTAACCGGCACATATCCCGAACTATGACAAGGTTTGCACTTAATCCCCCAGATGAAAGGGAACAGCACAGCCAGTGCGCAGCCCTCGGCTAGCTCGCGAACGTTATCAACACAACGCATAGTCTGGTAGAGCTCGATATCGGTTGCCAGGTCATACAGCAAGGCCATAGCCGCTTCACCATCGTCACAGTACATAGCCCTCAGCAGCATTTCTCCGCGTCTTGGCATATTTGCCATTGCGATAGCGGCAGAAACATCAAGGGCAGTAATCCCGCCCTTGGTCTTGGTCCTGGAGGCTACGCCCATAACGTCGCGCTTTCGCCCCTCACGGTTAAAGGCCACCTCCTCCATAGCATTGCCCTGGGGGTTATTTTCGCTCGGCCAGGTGGTGGAGGCTGTAAGTTTGGACATCAACAGGTCAATGCTCATTTGGCCACCTCCTGTGCTCGGCGGTAATGCAAGACGCCTCCGATTGTTATCCCCTCTGCCGCGCCCTTATCAACCACACAATCAATAACCGCTCGCGCCAAACTAGGCTCAGCACTGTACCGATCCACAATGGATTTATACCAGTCTCTAAGTCGCATCCAGTCGTTGGTTAGAATTTCTGCAGCTCCGGCAATGCTTAGGGTCAGTGGCTGCTTAGGCGCGTCATTTTTCACAACATCACCCTCCTTGAGGTCGCCAATCCGGCCATGCACCACCATATCGCCAGGAGTTAACTCTACCGGAATTGTCCGCCCATCAGGCAAGGGAACAGCTGCTTCCGGTCCGCTATCACCATTCCACGGGGGAACCGACGCTACTCCGCCCGCCCGCTCCTCTGTTAAGCGGTCAAGCTCCACAAAATCCTCAATGGCCACACCCACCCTGTGAGCGTCCGGGCCGTCTGCTATTGGCATTTTTACAAACTTTGACTGCTCCCGCGCCTCACACTCCCCCCGCAAAGCCGCGTAAGCCGCCCCGTCTTCGTAGTCGTCCATATTGAACCCGCCCGCCTTGCTCCTGGCGATCTTTAGCAGCTCCATGAATAACCAGCCGTCGCCCTCGGTCAGCGCGTTATCAGTTGCCGCGTTGAACATGGCGACCGTCCGGGCCATGCTACGCTCGCCGTTCTCACAATCTCTTGAAGCTGCTCGATCTGCAATGTGTCCTGCCGCTTTTGTTAAAATTTCGTTAGCCTTCACGCTTCTGTCCCCAATCAATCGTTAACACCCAAATCACAACCAAAATCCATAGCCCGTCAACGTCAGAACCGTTAAATTCCAGCCACCCGGTCACGCCAACCAGGGCAGCAAAAGCAATACCCTCTGCCAAGCCCATCACTGTCCCACCTCCTCAACTTCCATAGTCAAAACAAATTTATCAAACTGACCCGCCACCTGCCGCGCTAGCTCTTGGCGTACATGCTCCTCGCAGCACCCTGGGAGCTTCACTCGGTGAGCGGTTGTCCCCTTTGGCGATGTCAGCACCACCGCACACTCGTAAATCTTCACTCAGTTGCCTCCAGTCCCATCAAGTAATCAATAATCAATTCCGTCGTTTTAATCGCCTTGCCGCTCCGCACCAGCGAGCTAGTGCAGCGGTAAACCGTAAAGCCCAGCAAGGTAGCCTCGGCGTCGCGCTGACAGTCCCTAGTGCGTCCGGCCTCTCGGTTGTGTCGCCCGCCCATATGGCCCCCGCCGTCGATCTCGACAATTAGGCCGATATCAGGCCAGCAAAAATCGGCCTTAAATTCCCGCTCGGGGTGAAACTTAAATTGTGTGACCGGTTCAGGCAGTCGGGCCGCCTTCACCTGCTGTAAAAATTGGGTTTCTAGCTCGCTCATTTTTTCTAACTTTCCCTCTAGCCTCTCTTTCCCTTTTCCCCGTTTTCCCCCTCCCCTAAAGGGGGGAGGGGGAAACAGGGAATTCCGGGACTTTCCCTAAACTCCCCAAACAGGGAAAACAGGGAATTCCGGGACTTTTTGATTTTTCCCTTTAGAATCAAGTGGTTACCAGCACACTAAGCACCCGACTATTGATCTCTTCCAGCCACCCACGGGAAATTGCTTCTTTTTTGTACTCGGACACTTTTTTGGCTGAAATTCCAGCAATTACGACCCTTTTTCGCAGCTCCTGATACTCAATTAATATCTGTTCGGTGTCCGGTTTGTTGCTCAAAATCTCCCTTCTCATTTCGCGAATGATCCGCAAAATAGTGCGTTGATTAATACCCAGGTTTGCCTCTTCCTCGCGTCGCCTTTCAGTTGCGCTTATCAAGTTGTCAGCCATTTTTGCAGCTGCGTCTGGGTCTTTGTCGGGCAGCGGAACCGCGCTGCGGATATCCTGCATTTGCCCTTTGTGATTTCGGGCCTGCCCCAGGTGGTACTCTTCCAGGTTAAAGGTGATCGGTTTTGGTTCCGGCGCCCCTTTGAGCTTGAGAGTGTTTAGACGAATGGGTGCCGTTTCGTCTTTCCTGGTAATCTCCATCTTGGTGTAGGCCTCGCCCTGGATAAGCGTGTTGCCCCGCGCACCCTTTTCCTTGTCCTTGCCGCTGTGGTGAATAACCAGAATGTGGGCGCCGGTTGCCTTGCCCAGCTTGATAAGGTTGTGAGCAAACGGACGCATAAACTTGTCGTCGTTTTCGGAGCCCTCGCCAAAGTTGGTAGAAAGGGTGTCGATAACTATCAGGGTAACCGCACCCCTCGCCTCCTCGACCTCCTGCACCATGCTGACAACCTCATTCATTATCAGCGGGTTTTTCACGTCGATACCCAGGGCCGTGTAAAACAGGTTGGGCTTAACGCCTTCCATGTCGTAATGCTTAAGCCAGGCCTGCAGGCGGTTGGGTAAGTCCTCCTGGCCCTCACCGGCGATATAGAGCACTGTGCCGGCCTTTACTTCCCGGCCATGCCAGTCCTTGCCCGTTGCCACTGACATAGCCATATCTTGCACAACAAACGACTTGCCAGAGCCGTCCCGCCCCCATAGCAGACTCAATGTCCCCGCAACCAGGTAATCCTCAACAACAAAGTCCAAAGGCGTGGGCTCGCGGTGTTCGGCTGCGTCGATCCATTCAATTAGCCGTGGCGGTTTCGTTGGCTCCTTGGTCTCCTCCGCGTCCTCTTCCGTTTGCTCGCCCCGCTTTTGATAATTGGCCAGCAAACCCAGCGCCGGGTTATGTGTTGCCAGCGGGTCCGTTTGCTTGGGCTTGTTTCGCGGTGTTGTGGCGCCTGCAGTGCCAGCGCTCTGCATGGTGCGCAGGGCCTCTTGCTCGCCAAGGCCGCAGGACAGCGCCGCACTCAACAGCGCATTAAAGGCCTCCTGCTCGCCAATTTCACCGCCTGCCACGAGCTGGGCAATGCTGAAAGCTGCCGCGTTGAGCGTATGGTTGCGCTGGCCCTCTGGCGCCGTCGCCACCTTTGCGCACTCATCCTCTAACGCCTTTTGTGCATAGGCGTTATTCCCACCGGTAAAGCTCGGGACCGGCTGCGCTGGTTTGGGTGCAGGCTCCGGTTTAGGTTTCGGCTTTAACGCCTCCAATATCCAGGCAGGGGCCGGGGCTGGCTCCATATCGAATAGAGAAACATCCTCAAATTCATAATGACCGCCGTCTGGGTGGACGGAGCCGGCCGCCACCACATAACCACCAGTACCCCGAACGTCGATACCCTTGGCGATTTTGCTGGCGCTGTTGCGTATGTCCTCACCCTCGGGCATAGCAAAGTAAACATGCAGGCCCTTGCCGGTTTTCACTGCCGGTGTTTTTGGCAGCTCGCCGCCATTCTGAGCCAGTAGCTCCCACCAGGTCGGCGGGTGGTCAACGTCGACAACAAAAAAACCGTTAGCCTTGCCGGTTGGTATGCCAATATTGAAATGGGTTTCGCCCCACAGCGTTGAAATAACAGATTCTTCGTTGCTTGCGCTATAGAGTCCGTTACTGGTTACCGGCGCCTTGCCGCCCACCTGGAGCGGGAACACCTTTACACCCTGCCGGGCATACTCCAGCGCCAGAGCCTTTGTGCTGCTGTACTTCTTGGCGTCAAAGGGACCGCCAAACAATTGCACCAGGTTTCCGCTCACTCGGCAGCCTCCTGGCGCTGAATGAAATTCAACTGAATAAGTTCGACCTCAAGGCTTGCGATAGCCTCAACAACATCGTCCATTTCATCCCGAACGTGCGTGAGGTTTGTAACCCGAGGGCGGTCAGGGTGATAGTTAAACCAACCAAAGCGGTCCGCTTTGCATATGGCCTGTATCAGTTCGCTGCACTCCTCAATGACCTTGCGCTGGCGGGTGTAGAGCTCTATAAATTTGGGGTCGATCACTGGCCGCCCTCCAATAGTTCGGGGTTTTCGTAAATGTTGCCGATTACCTCGTACTCGTTGCACGCCTCCATAGCCCAGCCTACAGCGGTGTAGTCGTAATCTTGACCAACAACATCAACGGCAAAGGCGCCATCGGTAAACCTAACCTGGGTAACGTAGGTCTCGTCTTCCTCTTCCTCGTGACAGCCCTTTAAGACATCCCCTTCATAAACCTCTAAACCGTTTTTATCCTTGACGCCGGTATATTGCCGCTTGGCTACCAGCTTGGGGACAAACCAGTCACCATCAGCACATTGCACAAAAATCATATGCAAGTTTTTACCGGGAATGCTTAGAATCTCTTCTAGCGCCGACTGCCGGCGGTGAATTTCGCCAGTGCGCTGGCATCGATACACAAAGTCGAATTTAATTTCTCGCATCACCGCTGCCCCTTCCGCTCCAGCATCGACGCACAATCCGCACAGGTCTCAATACCTGGCAGGGCCTTGCGCCGCTCGGGGTGAATCTCCAGCCCGCACTCCTCGCACAACAGTGCGCTCACACCCTCATAAACAACCCGATTGGCCAGGGCTGCTTTAATGGTCTCTTCCTCGCGTGCGCTTGCCTCGTCACTCGGGTCTGCGTATTTAGGCATTGGCGTTATCTCCTCTTAAGTCTGCATAAATGCCGTTGAAGTCGATCTGCCCCCGGCTGTGCTCAACAATGTGTGCTGCCGTGCGAGGCTCTGGCACACGCTCCCCACGGCGCCAGCTTGTAACGGTACGTGGCTTAACTCCCCACATTTGAGAGCACTTTTGGTCGCCGTAGCGTGTTATTAATTCAATTAGTGTCATTTTTAAGCAAAATACCCCTGCAAAATGTTACTTTTTGGCCAAAGACTGCACAATCTGTGTATATATGGGCCGTTTCGTTTGATCAAATACACTTTGCGTGTATAATTATTTAACCCTTAATTAAGTCCCCACTGAGAGGAACTGCATGGACAAGAGAAGCTTGCGCGCAGAGCGCATAAGGGCTGCACGGATTGCAGCGGGAGAGAGTCGCAAAGACGTTGCCACTCGGCTAAATGTAAGCGTTACCACAATTGGTAACTGGGAGAACGCGATCCGCTCACCCGACATAGACGACATTGAAGCTCTAGCTAAATTGTACAATGCCGATCCGGCATACTTATCAGGTATTACAGACACTCCACTAGTAGAGCTGGCCCAGCAGGTTGGTTCCCTGCCCGCACCTAACAACAGCGGGGATATGGTTATCAATCTTGCTGATATTTTCCGGGCCATGCCTGCTGAATATGCTGCACCAGAAGCGCTGAAAGCGTTAAAGCCCTGCACCGCCCTAGATGATGCCATTTCTCCTGAAATCTCAGCCGGAGCTTTTGTCCTGGTGGATGATGCGAAACAGGAGCTGACCGCAGGGCTAATGGCCTTCGCTGTTAGCGAGGATGATAAGTCAGCTGTGACTATTCGCCGGGTGCGCCGCAAAGTGTCCGGTGACATTGAGTTGTATTCTGACAACGCTGAGCAATACCCCACTGAGTCATACACCTCAAAGGAAGCAGCCAAGCTTCCTGTTGTTGGCCGCGTTGTCTGGTCTGGTAGCCCCGCCAAGTAAGACACCTCCATTACTCCCCTTCATTGTACCGGGCGCCTTGTGTGCCCGCTGTCACTTTGTGTGATGCATTAAACACGTTAAGTGACAGCCTTGCAACTTTTATTAAAACTTTTTGTTGCATTGCTTACGATTCGCTATTACTATGCGTTCCACATTGCAACCTTACGCGATACAGACAACTTTCTTGCGCCATGTTGATATAAATGTGAATCACATGGGGATAGCTGTGCTCTGAGTTGCAACTTTTCGTGTTGCTCAATCCAAGGCAAAGACTGAAAAGCCTTCTGCCAAGACTGGGCGCACAAAAATTAGAAACGCCGTTCTACGGCATCCAGAGGTTACCCATGAGCAATAACACACTTGCCGGAATCGTTGTGCTTACAGCGGCCGAGCTGGCGGAAATCGCCAAAGTTCACACTGAAACAGTGCGGAGAGAAATTCGACGCGGGAACCTGCAGGCTCAGCGTTGCGGTGGTCAGCTGAGAATTTCGAAAACAGAAGCTCAGCGCTGGCTTGGCCTGCAGCCCGAAAAGTAGGCAGCGCGCAAAATGTTGATCAATCAAATCTCAAAAAACTGGTGGATGGCCACTGCCCAGCTCAACGGCATTGGCTTGGTTTACTTTGCCAAGACTCGGCGCGGCGTTTGGGGCAAGGCTTTGGCAGACATCATTGATAGGGCGCAGGCAAAAGCCTGAAATTAAAAACAGAGAAAGGAAGTAATTGTTATGGCAGCAGTCAAGAACGGCGACCACTCACGCAGCTGGTACAGAAACCGCGCAACCAATGTCCGCATGAATCGGCACAGCAAATGGGAGCGCGCACAGCGCGGCCGTATGTTTAACGCCGTGTTTTTTGCGCGTATCGGCGTGCGCTATCCACTTTAACAACAATAAAAAATAACTATAAAACCAGTCGACCATTCCCGCCCTATCGCCTGGGCGGGCTTTTAAGGCTCGCAAAGATGATACAAGACAAAACCATAGCGGAGATTTCTACAGAGCCCAGGCCCTGCGACGACTGCAGCAAGTATGACCATTGCAAAGCCGAGCAGTTGGCTTGCCAGGATTTTCTTTTTTACACGCTGCGCGGGAAGGTCAGGAATAAATACCGCGAGCCGTCCGAAAAGACATTTAAAAAAGCGTTTTCTGGTGACCAGAAAACAAAACCCTAAAAACAGAGAAAGGAATTAATCAAAATGGCAAATGTAAAAGAAAAGCCGATAGCCAGGAACGTCGCTTTTTTGTGGGCTGTATATAGCGCCTGCCTTAATGAAAAGCCGTTCAAAATGGCCGAGCAAACAAAGGCTGCAGGCATAAGCGCTAACGCAAGAAAGGCGCTGGTTGACCTTAACATCATTATTGAAACCAGCGTTTCACACGTATACAGCTGGACTGCTGAGGGCGAGCCCTCCCCTGATATGGCTCGCCAGGTGCTGGACTACAACACCAAAGTAAAGGCGCCGGAAAAGTCGGCAGACCAGCAACCAATCCTAAAGGAGCATTATGTTGCTCTTATGGACAGGCTCGGAGAACTTGAAAAGCAAAACGCCGCCCTTTCCGACCTAGTAAGCAAGGTTATCAAAATCCTGGCTGTGCAAAACGACAGCATTGCCAATATGCGCGTTAAACAAGACGCTAATGCCGAAATGCTCGAAAAGCAGCTAACCGAAATATTGGACGTAATGACCAAGCCGCAAGTTGCCGCAGGCTAAACAGAGAGTAGGGAAAATGACCAGAATCAACGCAGACATTCGCGACAGCATTGTTGCTAACGCTATCGAAAAATCCGGCATCACTGCAGAGTTTGAAAGACTGAAAAAGCGCCGTGCCGACTGGGCCGAGGCTGTGCGGGTTGAGTCTTTGGGAGGCCAGGAAGCGCGAGCAAAGATCAACAAGGCCTACGCGCTTGCAGAAAAACACTACGCCAAGATACCAGACAATATTAAGTCACATGGGTCACTGCTTAGAACTGACTACGATATTTATGTCAATGTTGCAGGGGCCAGTATCTGCGCACAGTTTAGCGGAGAGTTGACCGACGTTAGCAAAAATAGAGTTATGAAAGTGGCTCCACACCGCCACACCCTCAAGGCTGACAACCCCCTGGTCGACGAGTTCCACGCTATTGAAAAGCTAGCCGGCGAACTAAAAGAAAAGCGCGAAACCATACGCGCCAACGTAGACGCAACCGTCCGCAAATTCACCACCATTAAAAAGCTGCTGGAGGCCTGGCCCGAGGCAAAGGAGCTGCTGCCGTCCGACATTGGCACAGCAAAGGCCCAGCTGCCTGCAGTGCAAGCTGCTGACCTTAACAACATGATTGGGCTGCCCACTGACAAAAAGGACGCCGCCTAATGGAACCAACAGAGCAACCGGAAACAATAGACCAGCTGGCCGCTCAGTGGCTGGAGGAAAAGGCAAACGAGGACGCGGCCAAAAAGGCCCGCGCCAAGATCGAGGCCAAGCTTTTGCCTTTGATCGAAACCAAAGCCGAGGGCGCTGTCACCACCAAAACGGACAGCTACAAAATAACGGCTACCGGCAAAATAAACCGAAAGCTTAAAGAGGAGATTTGGGAACAAATTAGCGGGGAGGTTCCGCCAAATCTGCGCCCAGTTAGCTCTAAGACCGTCCTGCAGCTTGACGAAAAAGGCGTTAAGTGGCTGGAGCAAAACGAACCCGATATTTACAAGGTTGTCGTCAAGGCGCTTGATATTAAGCAGGCCAAGACCGGCATAAAAATAGAACTGCAAGCAGAGCTTGCTAACAAAGGAAAATGACCTAATGGCTATTTCTTTAGATTCTTTAGCCTCGCCAGAAGTTGGGCCGATTATTGGCACGCTTGTAGGTGAGGGTGGCGTGGGTAAAACCTCGCTGGCTGCCCTTTTTCCCTCTCCTGTTTTCATCCGGGCAGAGGACGGCCTTAGCTCCCTGGTGGGTCAGGACGTTAAGGCTTTCCCTCTGGCGAAACAAAGCCAAGATATTTTCGACGCCATACAGGTGCTGGCCACCCAGGAGCACAGCTTTAAAACTGCAATCATTGACTCGGTTACTCAGCTTAACACCATGTTTGAGCATGAGGTTGTTGCAAGCGATCCAAAATCAAACAGCATTAATACGGCGCTGGGTGGTTATGGTGCCGGTCATTCTGCGGTAAGTGAGCGACACCGCCAAATCCGCGAGTGGTGCGACGCGCTCATGGAAACCAAGGGCATGAATGTAATTTTTATTGCCCATGCCGACAGCGAGACCGTGGAGCTTCCAGACCAGGACCCCTACACCCGCTATTCAATCCGCATTAACAAGCGCAGTATTGCCCATTATTCAGATAACGTGGACCTGGTGGGCTTTATCAAGCTGCGCACTTTTACCCGAGGCGAGGGCGATAAAAAGAAAGCTATCGGCGACGGTTCCCGTATTGTGACCTGTTACCCGACCCCTAGCCATATCTCTAAAAACCGATTCAAGATTAAAGAGGACTTGGTTTTTGAAGAGGGCGTTAATCCAATGGTGCCATTTATTCCGGCACTGCAACAGCAATTAGGCGAGTAATAAACTATGAGCAACCTAGCAGGCGTTTTCGGCGGCGCATTTAACGCCGAGGCAATCGAGCCACAACAGGACTTTAGCCCCCTGCCCCCTGCCGTTTATGCGGCAGCCATTACCGACAGTGAAATTAAATCTACAAAAGCCGGTGATGGGATAATGCTAAATCTGACTTTTACCATCCTGGAGGGGCAATACCAAAACCGAAAGGTTTTTGACCGGCTAAACCTGCAGAACCCCAGCGCCAAGGCGCAGGAGATTGGTCAGCGTGCTCTGTCTACCATTTGTCGAGCCCTGGGGCGCATGGAGCCCAACGACAGCGCAGAGCTTCACAACCAGCCAATGAATATCAAGGTTGGTTATGAAGAGGAAAAGGCGGCAGACGGCAAGTATTACACAAAGATTGACCCGGCCACCAACGAACCGACAGGGAATGAAATTAAGGCCTACAAGCCTTATGACCCCTCCAAGGTAACGTCAGAGCAAGTTGCAGGCGGCGCACCTCAACCGACACCTCAACAGCAGCCGCAGCCCATGCAAAGCGCCCCGGCAATGCAGCAGCCTCAAAATAACGTGGCGCCGCAGGTCAACAACGCGCCCCAGGCTGGCGCCGCTGCAAGCGCCCCACCCTGGAACCGGGCGCAACAATGACCGACCAGGTAAAGACAACCATAGCCCGCATTTACGCCGCTTATGAAGCGGCAGCGGGCGACGGACTACGGACGCGCATTAGCGCGTCCACTATCGGCACACCTTGCAGCCGGGAGCTTTGGTATTCCTTCCGCTGGGCTACCAGCGTGGCGATAGAGGGCCAGGCCTTGCGACGGTCAGAGACTGGTCGACTGTCAAAGCCTCGCGTTATCGAAAACTTACGCGCTGCCGGCGTTGACGTTTACGAAACCGATTTAATGACAGACCAGGCTTACAAGGTCTCTGCCCACGGCGGGCACTTTGAGGGCGTACTGGTGGGAATGGCCAGGGGTTTTGCGGAGGACTCCGACACCTGGTACGCGCTGGGGTGCAGCACCTATAAAGATAAAACTTTTGGGAGCTTTAAAAGGCGCGGACTCGAAAAGGTCAGAGGCGAGCAATATGCAGAGCTTCAATATTACATGGGAAAATATGACCTACCCAAAGCTTTCTATATCGGTGTTAACAAAGATAACGACGAGCTGCACAGCGAAATAATTTATTTTGACAAGGGTAAATTCCAGGAGTTGGACAAAAAGGCGGGCAACATTATTGCCAGCGACCGGCCAACAGAAAAGATTAGCCTGGACCCGACATTTTTTAGGTGCAAGTTTTGCCGACACTCCAGGACTTGCCACGGCACAGCAGCGCCGGAAATAAACTGCAGGACTTGTGCGCACTCCACACCATTAGACAGCGGTGACGGCGCTTGGTGCTGCGAGTATTACAGCTGCGCAATAGATACCGATACGCAAAAAATGGGCGCACAGTGTCCGGCCCATATTTACAACCCGTATCTGTTAGAGAATTACGCCGGGCCGGTTGGAGCCAACCCAGAAGACAACTCGATACATTATTGCAATCAGCTGACCGGTAAGCCCTTTAAAAATGGTGGCGACGGTTACAGCAGCGTCGAAATTAAAGCGACCCAGGATAAAAAATTACTGGGCAGCGACTATGTGGACAGCGCCAAGCTGGTAATTAATGCGGAGGTTACAGGATGAATTTTGCAATACCAGAATCATTTAAAAAAGGCCGGACTAAAACCGTGTTGGAATCTATAACCCGGCTTTCTGAACACTGGAAATCAGGCAAAGGCTGTGAAATGACAACCTGCACACTGTCCCGCGCAGATTATGCCGCCCTCTTGGATAAGGCGAACGACGCCTGCAAAAAGCAAGGAAAACAACCGCCTACCGTACTTTATTACAGCGGCATCAAATTGGAGCGCCAATAATGCTGCAGCTACGTGACTACCAGGAAACAGTTTTAGCTGATCTTATGACCTGGTTTGCCGAAAACCCCGAGGGCGAGCCCCTGGTTAACGCCTGCGTTGGTGCCGGTAAAAGTGTGATGATATCGGAGTTTGTGCGCAGGACTGTTACCCAGTGGCCTGGACAACGAATTGTGATGCTGGCCCCTACTCGCGAGCTGGTGCGCCAAAATTACGAAAAAATTATGTCACTCTGGCCAGAGGCTCCGGTCGGTATTCACTGCGCCGGCCTAGGTCGCAAGGATATGGAGCAACCGATAATATTTGCAACTATCGGCTCTATACATAAGCGCGCCTTTGATATGCCGCCCTTTTCTCTCGGCCTGGTAGATGAGAGCCACAATATTCCGTCGAAAGAGGCCGGGCTTTACCGCAAATATATCAAAGCCCAAAAGTCGGTTAACCCCTATTTTCGCCTGGTCGGCTGGACCGGCACAGTATTTAGGGGCAATGGTATCTGGTTGTGGGAGGGTGAAAATCCGATATTCACTGACGTAGCGGCCCAGGTCACAATGAAAGACCTGCTAAAGCGCGGTTATCTGTCGCCTCTGGTTGTGGCAGAGACTACCGTTAAAACCGATACCAGCGACGTTAAAATGTCAGGCGGCGACTTTGTGCTATCGCAACTGGCCAAGGTGGTAGACGTACCGGAGAAAGTGGAGGCGGCCTGCGACGAACTCATAAAGCTAGGCCAGGATCGCAAAAGCTGGCTAGTGTACGGCGCCACTGTCGAGCACGCAGAGCACATTAACCAGGCCCTGCAGGCTCGCGGTATTAAAAGCGCGGTAATCTCACAACACACCAGCGACCGCGACGGTATTATTGCAGACTACAAAAGCGGCAAGCTACGCGCCCTGGTTAATGTGGCCGTACTGTCCGTTGGCTTTGACGCACCAGCTACTGACCTGATCGCATTAATGCGCCCTACTCGCTCGCCTGTCCTGTATGTCCAGATTGCGGGCCGTGGTATGCGACTGGCGGACGGCAAGACAGATTGCCTATGGTGCGATTTTTCCGACTCTACAGCCATCCTAGGGCCGGTAGACTCGATCCAAGGGCGCAGCTATCGAGGCAGCAAAGGCGGCGACGCACCTAAAAAGCCCTGTCCAGATTGCGGGCACATTTGCGCGGCTGGCGTGCGCGTCTGTCCCAACTGCGCCCACGAGTTCCCTTTTGATGCTGCCCACGACCGCCACGGCCGTACAGCCAGCACTGCGGCCGTGCTGACTACGGAGATTAAGCCTCAAGAGGTAGAAGTAACAAAAGTTTTCTACCAATCGCATAGCAAACCGGGCAAGCGCACTAGCTTAATGGTTGTCTATCAGTGCGGACTTAAGCAGCACCGGGAATGGATTTGCTTTGAGCATACTGGCTATGCAAGAGATAAAGCTCGGACCTGGTGGCGCGAGCGTTTTGCTGGAATTGTTATTCCAGAGACCACCGGCGAGGCCCTGGAACTGATTAAAGAAATAGGCTTGCGCGAGCCAACACACATAACAGTAAAGGCAAATGGCAAATACACAGATATCACAAGGTTTAGGTTTGACCAGGCTGCAAGTGGTCCAACTCCTGGAAGCGTCCGAGAAGATAAGCCAAGCACTTGGTCAAGCCCGCTGTCTGCGTTGCAATCATTTTCAACCGGATAATAACGGCCACTGCGAACGCTGGGGCCAGTCAGTGCCAAAGGCTGCCCAAGATGCGGGCTGTGATGAGTTTATAGACTGGATACCGTTTTGAGGAAAACATGACAATAACGAAAAGCAAGCAACCCGAATTGGCAACAGTGCCCTACGTTCAATACAGGCTCTCTACCTATCACTATTCGCGCTACGACCTAATGGCTACAAATGCCTTTATTGGCCAGCTGGAGTGCGATTTTTTAGGTGTTAGAAAAAGCGGGTTTGTTGACGAATTTGAAATAAAAATGAGCCGGTCAGATTTCAAGGCCGACTTCAAAAAGACCTGCAGCGTAAAGGTTGACGATAGTGACCCATGGTGGAAAACCGAGGACGTAGCCAAGCATGAGCTCCTGCAGCTGGGAAAACTAACACCAAACCATTTCTACTTTGTTGTTAAGAAGGGAGTGGCCACCCTTGAGGATATCCCAGAAAAATACGGACTTATTGAGTTTGACGATAGCGGCTCAATTCGCACTGTTCGCGAGGCTTCCCGACTGCACAGCGGGAAAATTAGCGACACCCAACGCTTAAAGCTCGCCATGAAGCTGCATTACCGCTGGTGGGATTTATTTAGACAGGATATGCGCACCAAGGAATTAAGCTCTTAGAGCCGCCAGCCTGGGGCGGCAGCCAATACCAGGACACGCCTAGCGGGTGGTGGTGTGGATAAAAACAACTCCCGCAGCCAAGGCCGTTATGTGCTGGCCCTCTCCTCTTTGCAGCTCCCGCCGCTGTCCGGGTGGAGGCGGAAAGGTGGAAACCCGGCGAGTGGGCTAGGCGGTGACTTGGCATACTTTTAATAAACAGAGGGAATATTATGTTTTTGGAAATATTGGGTTTTATCGTTTTACTTCTTCTGGGTTTAAACCTGCTACTCGGGGCGCTGCTCAGCAGCGTATGGAATGGCGACTTTACAGGAGAGTTCTTTTTCTTGTTTTTGCTGGGCATGGGCTGCTTGTGGGGTTGCTGGAAGCTTTCGCCCTTCACTATCGTTGTGGCTGGAGGTTAAAGTGGTCGCTGCAAAAACCTACGCCTACCAGGGGCAGCAGCTCACCATTAAACAGCTGGCCGCCCTGCCGATCTGCGCAGTGAAAGCAGAAACCTTGCGCTCGCGGCTGCAGAAGCATCGCGACAGTTGGCCGTCCATTACGGACGCCCTAAAAACGCCGTCAGGCAGCCGGCCGCCATATGTAGCGCAAAAGGTCGAGGGCGAGCTTAAGCCTCATCACCAGCGAGTACTGGCGCTAATGGAGTCGGGCGAGTGGTACAGCCAGCGACAGCTTCAAACAAATCGAATTTGTATTATGCAGCTGGTGCGCTCGGGCTATGTCCGCCGTAAATACGCGGAGGGTCGCCGCTGTCATAGGTCTGACACTGGGCAGTTGTATCAACTAAAGGAGCAAAGTAAATGAAGAATATGTGTGTTGAGTTCAAAGATGGAGTACACAAGGGCCAAACCGGAAAAGTGTTAAGTGAGGCATTTTTTGGTGATGACCATAAATTTTATGTTGTCGTTTTATCAGGTGGTGAGTTTATAAAAACCTGTACCGATATCCTAGTGCCAGCTGGCGAGCGCCAAAGCTCAGCTACAGCAGAGATAGAGGGGGCGATTCAGTAGCCGCTATGTGGAAAATATTAAACTTCCTGTTTGGCTGGGATTATATCGCCTGGAAAAACACCGCCGACAGCGGCATAGCCAGAATACGCCGAGACCAAAACGGCAATCTATTCTATTGGCGTTACAAGGCGACCAAAGTGGCCGACCCCATCACCAAGGCCCGCGACTTTTTATGGCTAACCTGTCCGCCAGAGAAATACGGAATAACTCAGTAATGTACTGGAGCAGAGATATGGTTTTGCAAACTGAAACGTTGGATAAGCTGTACCTTGAATGGTCTCAATTCACAAAGGCCAAGACAGGGAGAGAACTCAGGCTTGAGAACAAGATTCGCGAAATTGCCCAATCTAAAAGCTGGGAGGAACAGGCTGTTATGGCTGAGCTTGCGCTGGCTGACATTGAAGACCGACAGCCGGAGCAGTTCGCGCTCGACTGGCTCGATAACGCATAACTGTACTGGAGCAGAGATATGGATTTTCAAAAAGTGGTTGCTGGATCTGACAAACTAAAGCGCGGGATTGTCTGGTGTACCGAATGTGGTGTTCACCGCCATGTGGATAGTGAAGACTGTTTCAAGCATGGCTGGCCCAAGCACTGCGGCTACACCATGACAATCGACAGCCCAGAAGAGCGTGAAGCGCTCAAGTCACAGTAATGTACGTTTTTAAGGAGTAGAAAGTGCCAAAGGTAAAAGTGAAATACACGGTTAAAGCGACTCAGATTATCGACTGGCCAGAGGATGAGATGAGCAATTTTGACTACGACAATCTGGAGTGCAACCTGGAGCCAGAAGAGTCTACGCTCACGGTAGGTGATATTGTGGATGTCCAGGTTGATGGCAAGCCCTACGACTTTTAAGGGTCAATTTTGTAAGTGGTGGAAATATGGAATGGATAAGCGTAAATGACCGGCTTCCTTTTGATTACAGGCAAGCTGACAAATTCGAATCCATCGAGGTGTTGGTTGTTAGTGGTAGTGTAGTTATGCCCTGTGAGTTTACTTGTGGGAATTTGCCAGAACCTTGGTACAAATTCGGAGCGCTGCATAAAGGCTTTGTAACCCACTGGATGCCGCTGCCGGAACCGCCTGAAAACGCATAACTGTACCCGATTTAACAACAAGGAATAGGCGATGAATGTAAATATGAGTAATGGCCGGATCGTTATTGACGGGCGAGAGTTTCGCGGCAACAACGTAACCATCAGCAACGGGAAAGTCACAGTCGATGGTATTGTGCAGGACGGCGAGCTATCCGGCCCTATAAATGTGACCATCCACGGCGATGTTCAGAGCATCGAAAATCACGCGGGCAACGTCACCGCTCAAAACGTTGGCGAGATTAGTACCGGCTCTGGTGATGTGAAGTGCGGCAATGTTAGCGGGTCAATCCGTACCGGGTCCGGTGATGTCGAATGTGGAGCTGTCTCGGGGAATATTCGCACTGGATCAGGCGACGTGTGCCACCGATAGGGGCGAATTTGTACGACGCGGAAATAAGGATTTGATGATGACTATAAAGTTCGAAGACTTAAGAAAGGCCAACGCCTCAAGGGGTGTCGAGTGGTGCGGGCGCCCCAACAGCATAGAAGATCTAGAGTTCTGCGCTATTGAGCTGGGCGGCGAAACTGGCGAGGCTCTGGACGCAGTTAAAAAGTATCTGCGCGACTTGAAGGGGTTCATCGGTGGAGTTGGAGGGAAAGAAGGATTGCAGGATATAGCCGACGAGCTGGGCGACGTTGTTATCTCTGCCGACCGGCTGGCTGAAACCCTGGGCATTGATCTGGGCAAGGCCGTGCAGGATAAATTCAATAAGACAACAGAAAAGCACGGACTGGAGACAACGCTGTGAAGCAGTCAAAATTGGGCTCACTGATTGAGACCTGCATTAACACCCTGATTGGTTTTTGTGTGGCTTATTTCGCTTGGCCGGTTGCGGCCTATATCTGGGATATACCCTACAACCATGGCCAGCATTTTGGGGTTGTGCTGTTCTTTACAGTAATCAGCGTGGCCAGGGGGTATGCCGTTAGGCGCTGGTTCAACCATATGATTCACTCAGCATCAGTGGGGTTAGCCAAGAAACTGAATCCATAGGCTCAGATTTTTTGGCCGCTGGAAATAAAATTATTGTACGAGGACAGAGATTATGAAACGCTATTTTTGGTCGGGTAACACACCCACTATCAATGGCCGCAATCAACAACGATGTGGCGTAGTTGAAGTAGAGGATGATGTAAAACCCGGAGACTTGGTTGACCAAATATGCAAAGACATGTGTGAGGAAAGCAACGCAAGATCTTTTGTTTTGGTGGCCTTTAATCTGGTTGAGTAATCCGACTACATAGGACTTTAGAAGTATGTCATTTAGTGAATCCGATGTAAAAGCCGCAATACGTGAAATGGAAACTCTGGGTCTTTGGGGCCGCGCAAGAGAGTTGCGAAATCGATTCGCAATTAAATAGCGAATTTGTACAAACTGCGAGTAAGAGATATGGACGACATTGATCCGGTCTGGAAAGAGCTACTTGAGTGCCGCTGCTCGGATGAGTACAGCATTGAGCCGCATGGCGAGGGCCATGCCTTATATTTTGGCCGATGTGGTCACCGCCATGGATACAACCTGTTGCACATAACAGAGTGTAGTCGGCAAGATATTCTTGACCTTATCGTCAAGCGCCTAAACACAAACACCTGTGCTAATTGAGAGATAGATTATGGATTTAGCTTTGTCGTTTTTTGTGGGGGCCTTGGTTGGCTCCTGGCTAATGAAAAGCCGAACGGATAGCTACTGGATTTACAGAATTAGGAAAGGGCATATCCCCTCGCCTGATGAAGTAAAAGACTGGATGCCATAACGCAATCACCTGAACAAACGGAGATTAAAACCGTGGAAATATATGACGTAGTTTGCCGCCTTGAAGAATTGAGGGAAAGTGTAAAAACCAAAGAGCCTGACGAAGTGATTAAGGAGATTAACGCGTTGCTTTGGGATATTGAAGAAAACGATATGGAATAATCGCTAACCGCTGTACTAACTGAGATTTGACCATGGATGAAGCAACCGAGTGCCGATTCTGTCACTACACCATCGTTACTGACGAGTGGTTTTATTGCTGTGACCAGTGTGGCGCCGAAAGCTGCCCTGACTGCGCTGGTCGCTGCGGTTGTGACGATAACACAAACACCTGTACGGATTGAGAATAGCTATGGGATACATGGAATCGAAAATGCAGGACCAGATTGAAGCGGGCATTGCCCTCAAGGATGCCTTTGACGCATGGTTTCTGCAGTGCCAGGAAATCGCGCTTCATGGCTATGGGTGTCAGATACCGGATGAGGAGGAAAGCGAATATTACACGTATTTCCGCAGGGGCTGGACGCCGGACGACACCATGTACGATGTCTATGTGACGCACGCCAAATAGTTAACTGCTGTACGAGAGGAGATTAAATCGCGCTAATAAAATTCGCGTGCAAGGGTGGCACTCCACCCTTGTAAGCCGCCCTTACTTGCACTTAGGCAGTGACTTAGGCTTAGACCGTTTGTGAGGCTTCACAGTGACGGTTTTCGGCCCAGGTTTGCCAGAAGTCCGAGTGGGTCGACACTTGGTTTTTGGTGCCATACGTATCACCTCCTTACGGCGGCTGGTTGCCTACCGCCTCTTTTCAGTAGTTGGCCAGGCCGAGGGTGCTAGTTATGGCAAAAGAGGAGTGCCACCGATTGCTTGTATATCAAACCCGCATAGAGCATACAACAAAGCACAAATTTCCTAAAAAGCAAGAAAATACGGGCAATTAATCCCAGCAAAAAGCTGTTGACTAATAGGACTAAAAGTCCTAATATGCCAATCAACGGCCGGGCAATACCGCCAAGGCCATAATCGGGAGAAAGTCCTATGAACCTAACAGATGATCAGATCATCGCTAAAGCCATCGCCATCCTGGAGGCTCGCGCCACCAAGGGTATCGCCCTTACCTCTCCTGCTTCCGCAGCCAACCTGGTGCGCCTGAAAATGGCGAGCCTGGAGCGTGAAGTTTTCGCCGCTTTATTTCTGGATAACAGCCACTGCCTGATTGAATACCGCGAGCTGTTTTTTGGCACTATCGACGGCGCGGCGGTTTATCCCCGCGAGGTGGTAAAGGCAGCCCTACAGGCTAACGCTGCGGCAGTGATCTTTGCCCACAACCACCCCAGCGGCAACACCGAACCCAGCCAGGCGGATCGTAAGATTACCTCCCGCTTGGTGGATGCGTTGGCGTTGGTTGATGTCCGGGTACTTGATCATTTTGTAGTGAGTGATGCGGGCTTTACCAGTTTTGCAGAACGCGGGCTAATCTAGCCCGCTTTACCGGGGCGCGGAGCGATCCGCGCCAATGGAGGCGATTATGTCAGAAGAAATACCAAGCTATGGAGCCAATACGGCCGCCAAGATAAAACCGGCTTGCCTGCATAGGTATAGCGACCCAGAGTACCAGCCGCCTGGCTATGAAGACGTGGTTGCGCTTAAGTCCGTTTCTGGGCGCACTGGTGGCGACCTGGCTAAACTGGCCGGCGTTGAGCCCAGAACCTTTAGGAAGTGGGTGGCGCCACCAGATGCGCGAAATAGCGCTAAAATCCCTTATTCTGCTTGGCGGCTGCTCTTAATCGAACTTGGATTAGTGGAGGGCAGACAGTGAGACCTTCGAAGCTAAAACCAGGCATGGAGCTTAGGGTTATTGATTCCTTTGGCGAGGCGCGGACAGCCTTTTTTGTCCGGCGCGAACCCCGCCGGTACGGGCATCCTGCAGTCAACTATGTAAGGTTTCCTGACTATGCAGGGCTTGACGGTCCAGAGGATGACGGCACTTGCCAGATGAGTGACTATGACCTTTCTCGCCGGGGGCAATGTTTATGAGGCGGGTCTTGCTTTTGGTGTTTTCCTTGCCCTAATCGCTAGGCTAGTCTGGCAAGAAATGCTGTTGCCAGCAACGCGCCAACAGGGAAAGCTATATATACAAATGCTGGGCCTAGAGGTATTGACCAATAAATTATGCCAACTAAAAAAAGGGAGGCCGCTAGCGAAGCAAAAGGAAACCACCAACTGAAAACAAAGAAACCAGAAATAATAAGTGACAAAAATACGATTGTGGAAAGCCCTCCGCCAAACCAAGCATAGAGAGATCCTGCAAGCGAGTCAGGATCTGGACTCATTCCGATTGAATTTGATGTTTTTAAATGAGCATATGCAGACAACCCAACCGCAGTCAAGGCTGCGAAATATAAATACTCCATTAGGTGTATTTCTCCTTTTGAAGATTACTGTTCTTTCTAGTCTTTAGTGGGCTATGATGTCATTCGCTGGTCAAATTGCAACTATCCTGACCGTCTCCTTTGTATATGGATTACTACACCTAAAGTAATGGCGGAAGCTCAACAGCGGTTATTGTGTTTTATGAGCTTCCGGTTAGGGTTTGGTTAATTGCTGATTAGGCGCCCCTGAAATGGGTCACTCCAAGTCGTCCAGTTCTCGAATTGCCCGTTTGATATCCCTTTCCGCGTCGTCTAGCTCGCTTATGGCCCGACGGATATCATAGTCATTGTCGGCATTTCCTCGCGCTCTGTTTAGAGTGCTCTGTGCATCCTCAATTGCGCGCAGGGCTCGCTTTAAATTGGTCTTGGCTGACATAAAAGACTCCTTCAACTTGTCCAGCCGCTAAGATATAAGAGGCTATTCGAAAACGCCACCACCATAATCAAAGTCAGGACTTTAAGACCTTAGCCTGTTTCCGCTCAAACAGGTTCCGCTCAATCTCACTGGCGACATACCAGATAAAGCCAAAGCCCATAAACCACTTGCTGATCTGCCAGGCCTCAATCACAACCTCTTTATCTGCGCCATTAAAAATGGGAAGCAGCACCATAATCAAGCCAGGCCAGAAAGCAAGCCCTGCGATCCACCTCTGAGCTAGATAGCCGCCCCTCTTGGCGGCCGCTTCAATTGTTTTATCTGGCACCCCTGGGGCAGCTATGCCGCAATGCGGGCAGGTGACGGCCTCGCTTGAGACCTCTTTAGAACACTCCTTACACTCCAAAAGCGCCATAATGAAACTCCTTTATCCTTTATGATGGCTTCTAGCTGCACGCACATCACCAGTTAGAGGCGATATGTGTGTATTATTTCGCTTTTGAGGTCGATATTAGTATATGTTTTCATAAAACACCAGACGACTTATAACAACTGGCGCTTAATTCGGCTCGCCCTTCCTTGTCATGCACCTTCTATATCATCAAAGGTTGCTGCCACGGCCTGGCGCTTATGACTATCGGCAAGGTGAGCATAAATCTGGGTGGTCTCCACACTAGCATGGCCCAGCAGCTCTTTAATGATATATAGGTCGCCAGTTTCCATAGCCAACATTGAGGCATAGGTGTGACGGAGGTCGTGGAACCTAAAATTGGTGATGCCGGCGCGCTTGAGAAGCTGGCCCCATACAGTCTTTAGCGTCTGGAATTGCCCGCCAGTTTCCGGATTAATGAATACCAGCCCTGCCCTCCGGTTGGTATTCTGCTCCTGCCACTGCTCCAGGGCCTTGCGCACTTGTGGCGTCAGAGGAACATGGCGAGTTGCTGTGCCCTTTTTTCCGCCTATAGGCTTTCGAATGGCAATCTGGCCAGTAACAAAATTAACGTCGCGCCACTCCAGCCGGAATATCTCTGAGCGACGCAGGCCACCAAAAAGCGCTATTAATACCATAGGTGTCACATGGTCGGGATATTCATCCTCTGAAATCTCTGGCAGAGGGTCAATGTGTCGCGCTATTTTCCACTTATTGTTACTCTTTCGCTTTTCGCGCTTTTCATGGTCGCGGTCCCGCAGTGCCTTGAGCAGGGCTGAGCGCTCCTGATCGCTCAAAAAGCGCGGCTCTGGCTTTTTGTCCACGCTCAGCGGCTTATGCTTTTTGATCGGGCTCTCAGTGATCAATTCTTGATCTGCGGCCCAGTTGAGCATCGTCTTAAGCTGGCCAGTGTATTTATTGATAGACGACCTGCTAATAGGCTTATCCTGTGTCAGCTTGTCGGCCTCAAAGTCGCGCAACTGCTTGGCGCCAACCTTGCGAACTGGCAAATTGAACAAATGCCCCCAGTTGTTGGAGATATCTCTAACAATGTCCTCGCCTGTAGGATTGTTGGCTATAACGTGGCGCCGGTAGTGCTTCTTTAATATGTCGCCCAGGGTGATATCGTCATTGCCGCCTTTCTTATCGGCCGCCGCCTCACCAATTAGCTGCTTTGCCAGCTTCCTGGCGTCACTCAATTTGGTGTCTTTTACGCCGCCAATACGCTTTCGCTTCCCTCGGGCAATTTGTATATAAAAGGAAGCAGTACCAGACGGCTGCACGCGCACCAGCAATCCAGGGGTGGCATCATCCCGCAAATCATACGCCTTGTCTCTCGTCTCAAGGTTTTTAATTCCGTCCTGGGTCAGCTTAGCCAC